TGACAACCTGAAATCGGCTATGTCAAAAGTTGCGGAAAACACGAACATGGGCAGACGTGCGAACACCGGCTCAAAACCTGGTGAGCCAGCTCAAAAACAAGTGATTATTAGGACGTCAGAGAGCAGTCACGAAAAATGGAAAAAGGCAGCAGAATTACAGGGGGTTTCGCTAGCTGAATTTATTAGGGCTTTGGTTGATGCGGAAGCGAAAAAGCTGCTTGAGTGCACTCACCCAAGAGAGTTTATGAAGTCATACCCGTGGATGGTCAAGTGCATGAAGTGTGGAGAACGCCTAAAGGGGTAGGATAATCCCATGATTATTGAATACATCTCGTTTAATGATTTTTTAGCAGATGCAAGTATCCAATTTGAGAAATTTAAGTCCGCTGACGCATCAATCAGGTATGGACAGGTCTATTTCAACTTATTGAACAAATCGCGCCCTGAGATTGCTGCAAAGCTGAGAGGTTCAGCACTTGACCCATTCCATAGAGATTTGGTCGATGACAAAGTGCATGCTTTCGTCGAGTACTTGTGGTGATTGTTTGTGGAATTAATCTCATTTGATACGCCGGTAATACATAAAAATATACCCATAGGAGAAGTTCCTCGCACTCCAGTAATACCGTATACCGCTGAAGAAACTGAAGTTGCAGACAATATGCTCCTTCTGATTGCATCAACTATTGGCATCCCCGTATCGTATAAACAGGAGCAAGACGGTCTTCTAATCCAAAACATTGTCCCTGTGTTTAAGACCGAATCTCAACAGATTTCAACATCCTCAAAGGTCACGCTTCAGCTTCATACAGAAACAGCTTTCCATCCATACAAGCCGGACTTTGTCTTGCTCATGTGTCTGCGTGGCGACAAAACCGCCTATACGACCTATGCCAACATATTGGACATAGTTGAATGTCTCGCCCCTGGCGCAATAGAAGAGCTAAAGAAACCACAGTACATAACCAAGGTTGATGACAGCTTTCGTATGCATGGCGAACCAGACGTTGAACTGACAAAATCAATACTCTCAGAAGACGAAGAAGGGTTCACAATCTGTTTTGATGAGTTCTTCATGAGAGGCAAGACCGAGCCTGCCAAAGATGCACTTGACGAGTTAATAATCGCTATAGCCAAGTGCACCCAGAAGGTCGCACTTGAAGCTGGGGACGTCATGGTTATAGATAACCGAAGGACTGTTCATGGCAGGCTGCCATTCAACCCCAGGTACGACGGATATGACAGATGGGTGAAGAGGCTGATGGTCATTTCCGAGCCCCCACCAAATAGCGAAAGGGACGGGTTTGTTGTAACAACGGAGTTCACATCCTCCAGTTAGACAAACCGCCCTCACTGTGCTCCATGATGTACCGGGCAACCCTAAGATTGCAGTCAAGTTGCTTTAGGCCCTGCATATGGTTCTCAGTCGCCTTTTCCCCACAAACGGTAGCTGTTACCGTTCTCCATGAGGAATTAATTTGGAGCAACCCAGTATCGTATGACTTGTCCTTATTGAGAGCATAGGTCATGTTTCCGTTGCTGTCCCAGGTGGCATTTTGGGCCTTGGAGCGACACCCAGATTCCCTCCATGCAATATATGACCAGGTATCTACAGGAAAGAGCCCATAGGCCTCTAGGAGCGGTTCTAAGGCCGGACAACGCTTAGATGGGTCAGATGGAACCTCTTTGCGTTTGGTCTTGTGATTATTGCGAACTGGTGGCAATGCTTGGTCTTTGACCGATTCTGATTTGACCGAGTCCGAGTCGCGCATGGCCTGGGGGACACCGTAAACAATGTCGCTTGGGTTGATTGTGACTTCAATAAAGTCAGTTGGCTGGTCAGTCTGATTATCCCCAGACCCCGGTATTACCGCCCCAATAATAAAAAATAGTATAGAAATTCCTATGCCGTGAATTGTTTGCAATTTCCTTGTCCTTTGTTTGGTTGATAAAGTGGGGCGTTAACTGCAATGCCCAATAGATTTGCTTAAAATCTCCTTACATAAATTATACCCTCGCTTGACGGGTAATCCATAATTTGTCAATAGAAGATGCCAAAAACACCCCGTATTACCCTTACGGCTATTGGATTTAAAAAAAATCTATATTTTTTGCCCAAAATAGCAAAAACCCCGCTCAACCGAAGCTGGTTGGCGGGGTCTTTACTGATTCTAAATTTTATTAGAACGGTTCGTCTTCTGTCTCTACACGCTTCATTTGTGGACGATTCGCTGGACGACTCGCCGTTGTTGTTTTTTGTGCAGGGATAGATGTCTGCCCTTCTTTTGAAACACGACGCTCATAGCTTTCGATATTGCGAAGAGCCAATGCAACGTTGTCCGCCACTACAACCACCTTGGAACGCTTATCGCCAGTTGCTTTGTCGTCCCATGTTTGTTGTTCAAGGCGACCCGTGACAATTACGTTGTTTCCTTTTGAGAGGATTCGTGCAATGTCATCTGCTGAGTAAGACCAAGCAATTGCATCAAAATAGCTCACTTGTTCTTGTTTTTCGCCTTGGTCGTTTGTCCAACGACGGTTAACGGCCAAAGAAAAAGATACTTTGGTTTTACCGCTATCGAACACCATAAGTTCTGGGTCCTTTGTAAGGTTCCCAATCATTGTTACCTGTGCTGTCATCTGTTTTCCTTTATGTGAACGCATGCCCTTGGGCCTGGTGCTACTCACTATATCAGGGCTGCTAGGATGTTGCAATGCCTTCAACAAATTCATTAGACAACCTTCCAGAGGTCCGTTTGAAGATTCTGGAGAATATTAGGGAAAGCCTTTTGGATATTACCTACTCAGATGAAATGAGTGATGATGAAGCCACCCAGGTGGTCCAGCAGATGACCAGTGTGTCTGAGTACATCTTGGAACTTCTTGGCGTTGAAATCCAACGTGAGAACGAAAATGGCTCAATCAGCGTATTGATTCATCTCCAAAAGCCAGAATAGCGATGAACATACACGAATCAATTAAAAATTTATCTAAGCCAATAGATAAATTGATACCTCTTGAAGGGAATCCGCGGCGCGGAGACGTAAATGCTATTGCCGCCTCATATAGGGAGTTCGGTCAAGTCAAACCGATTGTCGTTACCGATAACGGAAATGGTACCTTTACAATTATTGCTGGCAATCACCAGGTTGAAGCAGCAAAGCAACTTGGTTGGACGAACGTGGCCGCAGTAGTTCTTGATGCGGATGACGATAGGGCTATTGCTTTTGCTCTTGCAGACAATCGTACGATGGAGCTTGGGTATTCCGATAATTCCGATGTTGCCGACTTCCTTGTTCAAATCAGCGATTCGTATGGGGACCTGTTGAATAATCTTCGCTGGGACGAGTTTGAGATGGCGGCCATCGATGAGTGGACAGAAAAGAATTTACAGACTGAAGTGGATACGGGGTATGTGGCACCCGTGATGATTGCTCCTCCATTTAGTGACAGCGTGGAGATTTCTCAAAACGATGATGGTGAAAACATAATCAAAACAAAACCAAACATTAACGAAGTTGACGTAGCTGCCCGTGGAAGTGGGATTATTAGTTCGAATGGTTCTCAGGCAATAGTCCAATACACACTGGTATTTGATTCACCGGAACAACAAAAATTTTGGTATGACTTTATACGGTTTTTGCGTAGCTCGCCTGTTTATGAAGGTAATACAACAGCAGAAAGACTAATTAACTTTATTGAGTCTCATTCTGATTTTTGATTTTAGCAATCACCCGTGTTGCGTAAAAGAAGATTACGCCATGAAGGAACCCCAGGATGAAGCCAAGTACATACATAACTAAATGCTTTTCGGGGTATCAATTAGTCTGACTATTTCCTTGGCTGAGCGTTGACAAACATTCATCGACCACATCATATCTGTGAATAGTGTTGCAATAATTTCAGCTTTTAACCCGTAGAGAAACATTGTTCTTCCCCAGTTATCTTCGCCAAGTGGTTGACCGCGTAGAGCGCAATCAACATAGTCAATACCGGAATTGATGAGTTTATTGGATAAGTTTTGTTCTATGGCTTCATTACCAATAGAGTTCGCGTCTACATAAATACCCTTATACCCGTAGTCAATTGCCATCTGTGAGCCAATGTCATACAGTCCATTCGTTCCTATGCAAAACAATACGTTTGACTTCTGGAATAACCGCTCGTTTGTTTCTGCATCCAAAAAGCCAAGGTTCTCAGCATGGATACGCGTTCCTTCGGAGCGTCCTTCGCTGGAGAATATAACTCTGTGCCCGCTTTTAGACAGAGCTCGGCCGATGGTTCTTCCCATTTTCCCTGGAGAAAATATACCTATTGTTTGAGCTGGCACGAATATACCAAAGTTCACTTCATGTATTCATGCAACTCTGATGCCAACTTATCTGCGTTGCAAGCGCCAACTATAGATTTTACAACTTCGCCATTTTGAATTACCAGAATCGTTGGAATACTAAACACATTCAACGTTGCCGCAATTTCAGGGCTTTCATCGACGTTGATTTTCCCTATCACAAAATGCTCATGATGCTGCATATCGAATAGTTCAAATTCTGGCTTCATTTTGTTGCACGGACCACACCATGGCGCCCAGAAATCAAGTAACACAGTTTTTTCTGAGTCATACATGAAAGACCCCAGTGTCTCGGACGTAATGTCTTTAATCATGTATTTATCTTACAGGACATGCACCCGTGGAGCAGTCGTCCAAATCAAGCATGACTGATGGGCTGGTTGACATGGGGACAGAGAAGTCAATCTTGTTTAGAGTTTTCTGGTATTCCTCTTTGGTGATTTCCTCGTACGGTGGGAGGGGGAAGTTGTGGTCTGCATGGAGAAGAAATGACACGGACTTTACTCCCTTGTCGTAGTTCTTGGACAACCATTCCCTGATTGAATCAAGTTCTTCCTTGCGGTAGTAAACGGTGACGGATACTGCGTTGTCCGCCCATACGGTCTGCATTTTCTTTACCCATTCGAGCTGGTCAACTGCGGTCATTGATGACGCAAGCTTTGCTCCGTCTGGTGATTCGCATGGGAACTCAACAACAAACTTGGTGTGGTCTTCTCGGCCGTCGATACCGATGTCCCATAGAACCTTGTAGCCACGCTTGCGACATGCGTCAACAAGTGGGTCGGCTGCTCCGAAGCGAACGCGACGGATGTAGTACTGCGCGAATCCTGGGTGTATGCCAGGTGTATTGCCTGGGAGGAGGGCCAGCGTTCCTGATGGCTGAACAGTTGTAAGCCTTACTGATTCCGGCCAGTTATTCTGTGCTGACCACTCTGCGTCAAAGGCTCGAAGAGTTTTGTAGGCCTCATCAAGCCACTGAATCTTCTCTTCAGGAACCTGAAGGATACCCGTGACGCTTTGGCCGAGTCGTGCGTTCTTACGAACGATGTCTGTCGTCTTTTGGTAAGGGTATTCAAGACGTGTGATTTGTTTCTGAACCTTGTACATCAAGATTGAGATTTCTTTCAACTGCTCTTCTGACTCAACGTTTGGCAGGAAGATTGTGGAGAGGTTGCATGACTCTCCATCTGCAAGGGCAATCTCAGCACAAGGGTTGAATCCTTCGATTGAGTTGTCTACCATCTTTTCACCGAGGCGACCAACTGAACGTGCGAGCTTGCGGTTAACAAGACCGTATGGTTCTCCTGAACCGTCGTAGCCCTTCCAGAGCTCTGACATAATCTCGTCATAAGAATCGGCATAGATGCTGTTGTTCGAGTTGGCTCTCCATCCTGGGACGTTACCCGTGGACCAGTTCTTGGCGCGAATGAAAAGAATGTCGTCAGGGTCGCCAATAGCAATCTGTGCTGAGCGACGTGACGAGCCAGAGACGACAATACGACCAATGATGTTGCAGATGTCAAGCACGTCAACCGAACGAAGCTTCTTGCCTTCGCGGTTTTGCATCACCTTCGAGATGTCTGCGATACCTTCGATGAGTGCGCCTGGTCCGGATGCTGTGCCACCGAATGTCTTGAGTGGTGCACCAAACTCGCGAATGAGAATCGTGGAGTACGAGAAAGACTTACCCGTGTCGAAGTACGACTTCAACACCGAATGAAGAAGACGCTTCCAGCCTTGACGTGAGTCAGGGACGATGATGTCTGCATCGTTGGAGCGTTCGTGTGTGATTGTGACACCAGACTTCACCTTGGGGAGGTCGTGAATCTTGGAGCGCTCAACTGAGAAGCCAACGCCACCACCAAGCATGAGGTATTCAAACAGCAACTCAAAGTCTTCGATTGTTTCGATGTTGGTGAAGTAGCAGTTGTTGAGAGAGGCGCCGTTCAATTTCTTTACCAAAGGTGTGCCAAGTTGCCAAAGTGCGCGACCGGACAATGAACATCGGAGATAGAACATGTGGTCAAACAGCTTCTCTGCTTCGTCTTGTGTCAGACAGGCACCAATTTCAATTGCTCCATTGATGGCGCGAGATATGGTCTCTGACCAGTTCTCGTTACGTCCTAGTTCGTCAATGGTGCGACTGTATGTGCGGAGGTATACGACCTCACCAAGTCCACCAAATCCCCAAGGTGTCTTCTTGTCTGCGTAGGTTGCAATGAATTCTGGGGTAAGCGTTGCCATTGTGTAATCTTTCTTTGTTGTAGGAATAAGTGAAGAACAATTGTATCTATGTTCTAAATTTTGTGCGTCTAGTTGATGTTCAACTCTTGTGCTTTTTCTTGTGAGATGTATTGACCTGCTCTGGCTGCTAGAATTCTTGATGTTGCGTATGGTGAAACTTGTTTAGTAATATACACATCTTCCTTAACAAGCACAAGTCGAATGGTGTCATTGTTTTCTGTTCTTACTTGCGAAAAAGCAACTACTGGTTCTTCGTGTCCTTCTGGAATACAGTCACCCGTGGGGTGTCCGCAGACAGGGCACGGTTGTCGGTCTGAAGAAATGACTTCGTATTCACCAAACAAATAGTTTTTTGACTTGAAAATATCTGACATTTACAGATTGTATCAAAGTTGTGAAAGCGAACAAATGTTTATAGAGTTGGGGTGTGACTGTTTACAGACTAAAGAATATCGCTGGCAATAAGAAGTATGAACCTGTGTCGTTCATCAAGAGAGGTGTTACTTTAACGAGATGTATCTTGGTGCTTGCTAAAAGCTACAGAGGTAAACCCGTGTCACCCGTGGACGTCAAGCGAATGTTTCCAACATTGTGTCGCAAACCTTCAGACGCCAAGGCAATTATGCGTCGTCTTGAGGGCCGGAAGATGTTGCGCAGAGTTGACCAAGAGTCGTGGTGTATTACGAAACTCGGAGTTAAAGCTGTATACCTACTGGGCTCTCGCGATGCGGAGAACCACGGGGGAATTTTTACTTACGAAACCAATTGAGCAGGCGCTTACGAAGTGCTTGACTCTTGACGTCGTTCGCATACATCACGACGTTCACCTTCGTTGTTTCTGCTGAGGTCGCTCCGACAGCAGATGCGACATTGCGTGCCTCATCTTCTGGGCGTGGAGCAATCTTCTTGCTCACTGCTTTCTTTGGGGCGGCCTTCTTTGGAGCAGCCTTTTTTGATGTTGTCTTCTTGGTGGGTTTCTTGTTTGTTGCCATAACGAACACGCTACCTCATTGACACTGTCCTGTGGCGTAAGTGTGAGATAACCTAAGATGTGAACTTATCGTCTTTCCATCAACGCATTGACAAGGTTGCCTTGGCTTTGATGTCGACAGTAGAGGCCAAAGAACAATCAGTTGACAGCGAAGGGATAGGTGAAGACCTAAACATCAATATATTCTGTTGGCAACTTGACAATCTGGCGATAATGCTTCAGGCAAAGACAAATGTTCAGCAAGCCAACATAGACCACAGGTTTGACCTGATTACCAAAGTGGCGTGCATAAGCCGAAGGGGGTGGGGAGTAACAGCCTTCACTATGGCATCAGAGGGATATATCAGTATCACTCCAGAAGAAACACGAGACACAGAACTAAAGCAAGGGTTCATAGATGGCAAGGGCGTCAAAGAGTGTCTTACGGTGACACACATAGAAAACGGCCGTGTAACGATAGTGGTTAGACCATATACCTATACTGTTCCAAGAAAAATGGTATGGGGAGACGACATCTATTATCCAGGTCGGACAATAGTTAGACAACAAGATGGCAAGTTTCCCAATATGTTTGACAGAGTTCTTACCACGATAGAAGTAGATGAACTACCTGACGACGCAGATACTTACTACGACGAACTTAGTAAAGGGATAGAAGACATAGGCTTCTGGATACAACGGTTCTAGTCACCCGTGGCACTCCAGCGCAAATGCCTTGCTCTGCGAAGAAGGTTTTGCTCAAGCCTTTTAGAACGTTCTGGCTCAGGTAACTGAAGGATAATCTCTACACGTTTACGGTTCTTACGTTCACGTTCATACTCTCTGCGATGCGCTTTCTTTTCAGGAGTGTCTTCACGATGACAGCGTTGCCACTCTCTATGTGCTTCACGGTCTCTATATGGCATACCTAGATAGTAGTCACCCGTATCACCCGTGGCGTCGTGGCGAACGAAACTCAACAGGAATACGGTAATCGTTCAGCTCAAAGCGAGAGATACCACGAATACTATAAGGGGGTATGTGGTGTCGGTAAACATACGAACTACACACAGACGGAAGCACACCATAGGTGGACTGATGGTGGTCATACTCATTGGTCTCAAGTTCGTCAACAGCGAGACACTCGGGGTCAATATCAAACACGGTGATACTAGTAAAGAAAGTCTGAACAAAGTGTGGTTCGTCCGACGTAGGGCGCACCCCCTCAAGACGGACACAACCAAGAAGGTTGACATAACCAGCTGCGTGTTCAGGCAAACCAGAAAGGTTCACAACCTTTTGATGGTTCAGCAACAAGCCTTCGTCAAGTATAAGTTCCTCAACATCTGGCAAAGTAGCGTGAAACAATGCCTCTAACCTAGTAAATAATGGTTTGTTTGTGGTCATTTTATTTGCCTAAAATATAGTTAGAGTAAAAACACTACAGCAAACCAAACGGTTTGTCTAGGACATATTAGGCACAAAAGGCAAGCGACAGGGGCAACGACGACACGCCTTGCGAACCGTTAGTGGCAAGGGTTTTGCGAGGTCTCACAAAAGCCAATGAACAAGCGCCTTTGCGAGTGTAAGACACGGGACTTTTTAGCACTCCCTACAGGGGGGTGGGGGGGCGCATGGACTTTTTTTGAACCGACCTATTTCGGATAGATTTATCCAATTCTGTGTCGGCTGGGTGGGGTAGTCTTCATTTATGCGTATTTTGGGGGTACATCAGTTTTCTCATGATGCAGCTCTGGCTGTGGTTGAGGATGGCCATATTTTGTTTAGTGCTCATGCTGAGCGTTTTTCCCGGGAGAAGAATGATTGGGTGTTGAATGCCGAAGTTTTGGGAGAGGCTTTGTCTTTTGGTTTTCCGGATGTTGTGGCATATTTTGAGAAACCTTTTTTGAAGGCTTTGCGTTGTAAGTTGTTTGGCGGTAATTATTTGCGTTATGAGCGTTTGCCTTTGGATGCGAGGACGGTGACCGTTTCTCATCATAGGTCTCATGCTGCTGGAGGATTTTTTTTGTCTCCTTTTTCTCAAGCTACGGTTGTTGTTTTGGATGCTATTGGGGAATTTGAGACTTGTTCTGTTTGGTTTGGTGATGGGGATAGGTTGACTCGTTGTTTCAGTGACCGTTTCCCGTTTAGTTTTGGTTTGTTTTATTCGGCTTTTACTGATGCTTTAGGTTTGAAGGCCAATGAGGAGGAATACATCGTTATGGGGATGGCCGCTTATGGCGACCCTTCTCGTTATGGCGATAAGGTCAATGCTTTGTTTCCCTCCATTAGCGAGCAGTCTATTAGTTTTCATCGTTCTTTGGATTTGACTTCTCTTTTCGGAGAAGACGTGGATAATTTTGATTTAGCCGCCGCTGTTCAAATGGTTTATGAGAAAAGGTTTAGGGAGTATGTCCGTTTTGCTGTTCAGCTGACTGGGTGTAAAAATTTGGTTTTAGCTGGTGGTTGCGCTTTGAATGTGACCGCTAACGGAAAAATTTTCGATTTGGCTGACGCTGTTTTTATAGGCCCCAATCCGGGGGACGCTGGTTCAAGTTTGGGAGCTGCTCTTTCTGTGTATGGCGGTCATGCTGTTTCTTTTTCTCCTTTTCTTGGTCATAACATCCCTGGTGATTATCCAGTTGAGGCTATTGTTCGTTCTTTGTCGCAAAAAGGAATCGCGGCTGTTGCTAGTGGTAGGGCCGAATTTGGTCCTCGCGCTCTTGGCAATAGAAGTATTTTGGCTAACGCCCATTTGAGAGAAAGCAGAGATTTAGTGAATAAATATAAGGGGCGTGAGGACTTTAGGCCGTTCGGTTGTGTTGTTTTGGAAGACGACGCCCAAGATTGGTTTGATATGCCGGCAATGAGCCCTTTTATGAAATTTACTTTCCCTTGTAAGCAACCAAACCGCATCGCGGCAGTCGTCCATGAAGATGGGACCTCTCGAGTGCAGACCGTCAATAAACAGCAGTATCCAGGCCTGTTTGAGGTATTGACAGCTTGGAAAAAAAAGACTGGAGTCCCAGTATTATTGAATACAAGCCTAAATGTTTGCGGTGAGCCCTTGGTAAATAGCAAGGAGGACATCATAAAATGGAATTTGACGCATCGAGACCTTTTGATTCTCAGCTAATCAAAGATATTTACAGTTCATATTTTGAAGATGGCGTGATTATTCTGCGTAATCTTTTTTCTGACGCCAACATCAATAATTTTATAACCAAACAACAGAGTCGGATAGATTTATCCAAACAGTGGGCTAATTCTTATTTGCCATCAAGACTTGCATTTGAAGATATGAAGCACCGTCAATAATTGTTGTGTTTCAGAAGTGCGTCTAAAAAATAAAGATGTGTATATAATGAGGTCACCTAGTAATCTGTTGGGAAATCGTACGCCTTAGGGCGTTCAATGGAGCGACACTTCCTCCTTTGTGTCGTCGAATCAATTTATTCTTTGTGGTTGAAGGGTAAATTTGTGAGGTGGCTAGGACCGGGGGAGAGCCTCGGTGGGGGTGGACGCGCCCTCACCGCTCCCTATTGTGTATTTTTGTTAGCTGCCTTATAGATGACATCACGCAAAGCGAATGCGATTGTGTTGTTTGTTTCAAAAGACTGCCATAGCGCAGATTTGTGCGCAACAGGAATTCCGTTTTTGTCATTTTGATTGATTGTAGAAATAGAAACGTCGGCCATTTTTTCATGATAAATAAATGAATTGACAACCAAATCTTTCAGTTTGTCTGAATCAATTTCTTCAAGTTCAAACCCAGTAATGTCTTGAAAAATTTTATTATTTTTCAATTTGCGGCCTCTCATCATAAATTTCGTTTGTAAGTAAATCTATCACCTCGTCTGGCATCACAAGAAACCCTCTTGATGGATTAAGGCTTGACCCTGCAAAAGTTTTTTTAGTGCTTTCATTAAATTTTTTTGAGTTCAATCTCAAAAAACGTCTTAGGCGCTCGGTTGAAATAATCAAAAAAGACCCATCTAGGGTGTAAATATAAATCCACCATTTTGATGTGGTTACATTGATTCCACTAGAAACCCAAATTCTGTTACCGTCTGGACCTAGCTGGCCACGTGGGTTTTGTTGGGTTTCAACAACCATTCGTCCATTCCTATAGCGGTCGGTCTTCACTTCAAAATCGCCACTAGACAAGGCATTGAGAAAAGAGACAATTTCTTCTTCTCCTTGTTGTCCAAACGCCAAATCTTTTGAAAAATTAAACCGCCCGCCCTCAATGTCGTATTCTTTGGCCATCTGGCAATTCTATCCACCAGAACCCTAAAAATGAATTTTTGCTTATAGTTGTTTTTTTGAAAAATATTCACTATGGTGTGATTTGTCAAATAACTATGACCAAAGGAGCGCTGATGAGCAAGACAAGTAAATATGAAGAAATGAAGAAAAATGGAGAAGTTCGCCGCGGAAGAAAACCAGTACAACTGACGGCCGAGCAAGCTAGAGACCTCCAAGAAAGTAAGAAAAACTCAAATCGACAACGCCAAGAAGCCCGACGAAAAGCTCTTGTTGTTCTTGCACACCAGTACAAAGACGAATTTGATGATTTGTATAAAAGCGAGCTTGCGGCTATTAAGTCGGGGGTAAAAAAGGTTTAATTATGAATCAAAAAAAACAAGAAAATTCATCCAAAGAAGTTGCATTAATTCTTAAAGACCACTATCTGGGTATTGGTGCAACCGCATTGGGGGCTCTTAGCTCTCTCTCTGAAGACCTTTCGAGGGAGTTGATTAAGCCATCGGACTTCGCCTGCACAAACAAAGAGCTTATGATTGCCATCGGTATGTTGATTGACGAAATAATCAAACTCTTGACCGAAGAAATTAAAGATGACGTTGCACAAGAACTTGCCAAACACATTAAATCAGTTTTTGCGAACAAATCATGAAAAGGGAAAAAAGCATCTCCCAGCTCGAAAAAGAAATAGAAACACTCAATAGTCTTGTGTTGAAATACGACGTTCAAATAAATAAACTGACCAAAGAAATAGATGTGTTGAAAAAAGAAATTTCAACATCAGAAAAAATTCAGAAACAAGCTCTTTAAACCCGCCACCCAAAAATCTACAGAAGGTTAAAAATGTCTCAGCTATCTTTGTTCTGTTTTGGAGCAGTAATTTTTTTTATTGTCATTACTGGTTCTTTTTTGTATGGACTTGCGACAGTAAAAAGCAAATACAATGAACAAAATCCAAAGGGCCTGTAGCTCAGTGGTCAGAGCAGGGGACTCATAATCCCTTGGTCGTGGGTTCAATCCCCACCGGGCCCACTAGTATTTAGGATACTAATGAGAATAAAAAAGATTTTCCATCATGAGCACTATGGCGAAAGGTTTAAAATTGTTCTGGGGTCCAGATAGGATTGATTCATGGACGAACTCAATTCAAAAGTAGGCATTGGCAGATTACAGAAAAACGGAGAGTCTAAAAACATTCAAATAGTAGACCTGATTAGTGCTATGGCAATGTCTGAACCATGTCTCTTTAATAACAGCGAAAAGAATCTGATGCCAGTAACTGAAGGAAATTTTGTAAAAGATTGGAGCGAAAAATAATGTTCATTGGTGGATTTTCTATCTTGTGCGTGATTGTTTTTGGCAGTATTTTTTATTCCTGTATGACTCAGAAGGAGCATAGAAAAGAAAGTGTTAGTTTTTCAAACTGGGGAGATTAGGTAAATTCCTTTACAATGCTTATTGAGTTGTTTGCGTAGTATGGCTTATGGCAAAAAATAAATCAAAATCTGTGTCTGGTACAAGAACAAGGAAAAACCCAATTACTGGAGAAGTAGAAACGGTTAGTGGAACAAAAGCCGGGAAAAAAAGAAATCGTCTTCCAATTGGTCATCCATTGAGGACACACGACCTTCACGGAATCTCCAAACCTAATAAAAAAACAATATTCGTAGAAGAGGATTAGTCTTTTTTTAGTATTTGACCAATCGTTTTAATACCTAAAGTGTTTGGCACAAATTGACCAATACTGTTCCTGGTAATACTTGTTTTATTAACAATGTCTTGTAACGCTTTTACCTGCATCGAAAGATGTTGAATTTCGTGCCTAAGAATATTCAAGGTATTCTCTTGTTGCTTAAACAATTCTTCTTGTTGGTACTCGTCTTTTGCCATACGGGTAATCCTATACGTTTATTTTTTCTTCCCAGAAACATCAACAACACCTTCTGGGATAATGGCGAATCTGCACATTCCCTCTGGCTGAATAACCTTATCTATTACCCTGCAGGTTGAGCCGCCAGCGTATAAAGCGCAGTTTTCGCATTTAACACCGATGTTTTTGACTTCATTTTCTTCTGGTGGTGAGTAGCCGGCCCAAACGCCTCGATTGTCCTCGTTGAACTTTCCATATTTTCCAGTAATTGCCAAAAGGGCCATACCAAGTTCTTTTTCTTCAGCCATAAGTGGAGCTGTTTCGATGTTGAATTTAGGCATGTCGCGAATAACTATTCGTGCGTTATTTCGCATCAGCATTTCTAAAATTTCTGACTTAGCTGGTTTTATAATCATTTCTACATTCTCTCACAAAAAGCAAAAACCCCGCCCCGACCTTGCGGCTGGAGCGGGGTTTTTGTTGATTACTTAATTATGCCACTGGAGCTGAGTCGAATGTGACTTCAACAAATGCCTCTGGGCGCTTGACAGCAAGAGCAAGTCTTTGTTCTGCCAAGATTACGATTGCGTTGCGGACGAAGAAGTCCGAATGCTGTTCGCTGATTCTGATGCTTGCCTGCTCGCGGTCGTACAACTGAGCGCCAGTGCCAAAAGCACCAACAAGAGCTGTACCCGATGCGATTGCTGGGGTGTCAACGATTGGCATTCTCCAGACGCGTGGCTCGCCACCTACTGCAATTGATACTGCAAGAAGGTACTGACCATTTTCGTCCTTTGTCAATTCGATGTCTTCCCAGTCCGCTGGGTGCATTACGACACCAGAAGGCTCGTAGTAAGCGAGATAGGCAAGGGTTGCTGCACGACGAAGCGCATCAGCCTTTGTGTCTGCCACTGGCTCGTGTGCACCGTCCGACCATGCGTAGCTCTGAATTCCTGGTGTGTTAAGAACTCCGAGAAGTTCTTCACCCGAGCCAGAGCCACTCAAAATCTGTTGGTCTTCCTTGAGACGAAGACCGTACATGAGCTCGTTGTCGATAATTGAGCGCAACTGTGGCTCATCAGCGAGAACGTTTCTGTGTGCAGCTTCGAAGTGGGCAAGCGTACGAACTGGTGCTTGCTCACCAACAAACTGGAATGACGATTGTGGCTTGGCTGCGAACGTTGCAGATGCAGCGCCCGTGCCACGCTCAGCAACTGGACCAGCGTTATTTGTGCCACCACCAGAAAGGGTTGTGAAGCCCAATTGGCGGAAGTACTCAATTACTGCTGCTGTCGTGGTGCGAACTGGGAACAGGTCGCGAACACGCTTCGTGCGAGTTGGTGGAGTAACAATTGCATCACGTTGGATTGTGCCAAACGAACCCGGAGTGCCTGATGGCAATGCCGAGAAAACGTCTTTCACGTTGTACGTGTTGCCCGTCAAAGAAGCGGCTACTTGCCATGGTGATGGCATGTTTGCTCCATTGCGGCCACCAGCGAGCGACTTGAACTCTGCTGAGTCGACAAACATCTGACCGATGCTCTTGATTTCACGTGATGTGAGTTGATTGATGTCTGCAGAAGCTGCGGCGTGTGCGAGAGAAACTGAATTGCCACTCTCTTCTTCGCCCCATGAAGATACACTCTTCATCTGCTCAAGACCCTCAATGAGGCTCTTGATTTCTTTGATATCCGACATATTCTTGTCGAATGCTGACTTTTGTTCGGCTGAAACTACTACAGTGCCTTCTTCAACTTTGAAGTTGTCGGCAATAGTTTTTGTTTCTGCCATCTTGGTGCGGAGCGCGGATTGAAGTTCGCGTACTCTCGATTCATCAAATGATGCCATTTTATTTACTCTCCTTAAAGAGTTAGAAGTGAATTGTTGATTTAGCGACACTTTATCTTGGGTAAGCACCTAGCGTTTATGTCTAGTAACTAATGTAGCAAACCTATTGTGTGTGTAGCGGATGTATTGATAGTTATTTGCATTTAGTTTGGCAAAATGATTCCTTGACCAGAATTCCTAATTGCTTCAATTTCCATCTTTATTGCAAGGTACATTTTTTTATTTCGTGTAGTCATCTTGACATCTGCCTGAGATAAGGGAATTCCATTGGCGGCGGCGTAAGTGATTTTTGAAAGATTGTCCCCATAAATTTGACTGTACTTTTCCATGTTTTTATCGCTTCACCTTTTTATCGTCGCCATGAGAGCCCTTATATCTCTTGGCGTCAGCGATTGACTTTGTTATATCTTTTGATTTTTTTAAGTCTGAGGAGTTATTTTTGGGTGTTTTTGATGGCATATTTTTATCTTTCTGGTGAATTCATCATATCTTCTGGGATAGTGAGCCAAAGGGGTAAGTCGGACAAATCATCGGTGAAGTCTTGGCTCCGTGTTATGTAGTTAAAAACAATATTGTAATGATTAGGGAATACAAATTTCATCATTCTGTTTGCGGTGTGGTCTCCGTGTCTGTCAAACCCTTGACCGCCCGCATTGTGAAACATCTCGTGTGCTGGCAAAAATGGGTCAAATCCAGTGTAACTATAGACGTAAGTACCAATATCATACGGACTTTCTGTTTTTGGTCCGTGTTCACGGTTTCTAAAATCAATTATTGAATCGTTGATGCCAGCGTTAACAGCCCCACTCCCGTATCTTGCAAGGCGCATTTGTTCTCGCAAGTCTCCAAAATGTTCAGCCAACAACCTAGCAAACTCACTATTTAATTCTTGTATTTCCCTTGATTTTTTAATTTGGCTTTCAACAAAGCGTGCTTTTTCAGAATTTCCAAATATTAATTCAACTCCAGAAAAAATATCTCTAGCAAATTTTTTGGATGGGTCATGCCCGTTTCTTTGAGCAAACATTTTGACGTCGTTTGTATTTGCAAATGGAGGGTCTACCCTCATCCCAAGAGCTGGACGCATGGCTCTATCCAAGGAATCATCATCCTTCATATCAAAGTCACGGTCATTGAGTGCCTGGAAAACTTCCGCAAGAAGACTATCTGGCGTAACTTCTTGCGCACCAAAGATTGGATTTTCTGGGCGTGATACATTGTGGCGTTCGTTGAATTGTGTCAATCCTTGCAATTTGTTAACTCTAAACAAAAGGGTGCCATCGGATGCCGTGACATCAAAGTAGTCAATGTCACCAAAAAAATCTTTTGGATTTGTGCTTAGTTCTATACCGTCTGGTGATACAAACTTCCACCCGCTTACAACTCCTGCAAGTCTTTTCTTTTCAGAAGCAATATATTTTAAAATTTGTTTTCTTTGTTCTTCTGTTGGATATTTGATACCCTTCAAATAATTCAAATAATCCATGTCTTGATTTTGTAAATCTGGATTACTTGACTTTTTTGGATTGTCTGGATGAATTATTGAAATAATCTCATCAATTACAGGAAGTTTTAAAGCAGGAACTTCTGAATCTGGATAATTTATTACGGTTACATCTTTTTCAGTAATATTTTTGCTAGGAATATTTGGGGTTGGTCTAACAAAACCCCCAGTAGACATATTTCCAGAAACACCATTGCCATTTCTTTCGTCCCACTCAATATCGAAATTGTCGTTATCAGATTTTGTTTTTTCTACCATTGAGCGGGTGACCCAATATGGAAGGGCGGCCTGGTCTGACAGCATAGCTATTTCCAGTCTCAATGCCGGAGTGTCGGCTCCATCGATGACTGTATTGCCATCTGAATCCAACAGTTGATTAAACTCTTCAGCCAGTTGCTCAACTGCGTAATCGTACTCAATGAAATCTTGACCCTCAAGAACATTTCTCACGATGGCATATGCAGCTTCCCATCTCTCGGCCTGTGTGTTTATCGGATTATTTAAAATGTCTTTTGGAGTTGATAACAAATTCAAATATCTTGCAGATTGTGCTCTTAGGTCTGATAAATTATTTGCACTTAACTGCATTGTTTCTGTTAAATATTTTTCTTGAGCTTCGCGCGGCGGATTAAATTTGCCCGTCAATGACTGCTCTAAATATTTAAAAATTGCTTTTCTGTTTTCTCTAGATTCTGGAGATGGAGAAAATTCGTCCAAGATGTCATTTAGTGTTGTTTCTATAGCTTCTTCAAATGCAATTTGACGGCCAATTTCTTCGGCTTCTTCATATAGATTTGTCGTGTCATCATCAAATTCGTAAATTGAGCCAAAATCGTCTTGGTAATAATCATTTACACGGCTAGAGGCAGGCCAGTCAGTTCCTCCCATGTCATCAAACAGAGAGTCTTGTCCATAGAACCGAGACGGTATAACGGGTGTAGCTTCCGTTATGTTTTCGTTTACGGATGTTGTTTTCACCAAATCATGAACTTGGCGCCTAGACATTCTGAATTCTTGAGCAACCTCAGTAACGGTTTTCCCAGAATCAAAAGCTCTTATTATTTTGGCAAACTGTGTATTGCGCGCTGTTTCTTTGAACCTGCCAGCCGTAGATGGGTTTTCAAAAAAGTTGCTTGCTACGTCTAGTTGTTCAAAGTATCCATAATCAAATGCTTTCGCATCAAGAATTTCAATAGCCTGATTCGGAAGTTTTCTGACAATAATTTTCCTATCAGGACTATCTCCGTCATAAAGGTAAAATTCGTCAGCAAATTCTGCAACGTCAACCATTCTTCTTAAGTTGTTATTTAGAGCGGCATATGCAACATGTCTAGGAATTCTTCTCGGGTCTGTTTTTTCTCTTTCGTTTAAGCGCTCCTCCATCACGTCTTCTGGCACAACAACATAGTGAGCAACAATCTCATAACCCTGTTCTCTGGCGTTTTTTAGTGTGTCGAATCCCTCAATAAACTGACCCAATGAATCGTGAACTATGTCAACATTGTTCTCCATGGCAACACGAACGGCTGTTTGATTAATCATTCTTGATTCATCGTGAACAACCGAAGCCCAATCTGGGTTATTCATTGAGTGAGCAATAATTGCCTCTGGGATAAGTTCTTTTATTTCGTCGGAGTCAATATGTGCCGCTTCGTTGGGTTGAGGTATTAATGATTTACCATCATTTCTCAACATACTCTTGCCGCTGGCTGGAGGCCCACCAACAACGTAATATTTTTTCTTTTGATTTGCTGGTCTTTTTTTGGTTACGTTATCAGTTATGGCTTTTGCAATTGCGTAATGAACATTCCAAAATCTGTCCTCATTCATGTTGATATTTCTGCCACTAGGACCCTGAACGCTTATTCCACCATCAGTGACTCTGTATCGGTCAAGAGATGAATGACCAGGAATAATATTTTTTGGAATTTCAACTTTGTAACCCAGTCTGGATGCGAGCTCGTTTTTTAATTTTGGAAGCGGCTTAGCTGGTTTTTCTGGGCCAGCAACAGCACCCATAACTCTTGGTCTTTGTGGTGGGGATGATGGGCGAGTCGATGGATTTGCTATTTGCGCTGTTCGGTCTTTAAGAACATTTGGAAGAAGAGTGGTGTCGTAGTAATCCCGTTCAATACCATTTGAAAGTACGGAATAAGCTTCTTCTGCTCTTTCGAATCTCTCTTTGGCCGCCTTGTCTCCAGGGTTTCTGTCTGGACTAAATAGTCTAGAAATTCTTTTAAATTGTTCTTTTATTTCTTTAAGAGTTGCGTTTGTGGGGAGGTCAAGGTCGGAGTAAAAGTCTCTACCAACGTAATTTTGTCTACCAATTGACATTTGCCCGGTTACTGCTCTTCTTATTGATTTTCCAATTTCTGAACGGTCGTCATTATTCAAATTAAATTTATTGAACATATTTGACGTGTATCTAGAATCCGTCCTCATTGCTCCAGAAACACCCTGACCAACAATTTCCACATCCCACGATGTATCTGGGTTGGGTCCAGTTGGTGTTCTTAAAATTTTGTATCGGGCTCCGGCTGGTAAAATAACTTCCCGCTCGTCGTATCGAGGCGCATCTATTCCTTGCGTCAGTTCTCTTCCTGAAACACCTTCGCCAACAAATATTCTTAATGAAGGAGTATTTAAAAGATTTTTGTTATCTGGGTCCAATGTGGTGCTTTGAAATGCTCCATCGAAAAATTCTTCACCAACCGATAGGTCGGAAAGTATGTTTTCATTACCCAAGGAACGATAGAGAATGGTTCCATTTGGAATTGAGCCAGCTTTTAGCCAATCATTCATTTCAACGTATGGTTCTAACTCTAACAATAATTTTTCAAACGATGTTTGAGTCCCCAATGAGATTCGTGTTGCAAGACCGCTTGCAGAATTATCGATTAGTGAATCGCGAAGAGATTCTCTGTCTTTAACAAAATCTCTGTCTAATATTTTTCCATCTGTTTCTCTTAGTAGTTGATTCAATATCAAAGAACCATTGCCAGAATAATTCACAAGAGCATATCTAACGCGGTCTGTGAGTTGACCCCTTGTTTCTCTTGTGGGTATGTATGGCGTGCCTGACATCCGCCCAGTAAGTCTTCTGAAAGTTGCTCTTGCTCTTTCTACTGCTTCTGGACCACCTGGTTGGAACCCGATATCTGGGTTTGGAAGGTTTGATGGAAACAGTGGAATTTGATTTTCTGCTGTTCTTGCTGTATTTTTTATAGCTCTTGCTTCGTTAACTTCTTTTATAATTCTTTGATTTCTGCGTCTTGCCAGTTGAGAAATAATTGCTAATTTTTCTGCAAATTCAGGCTCGTCATCCCAAAGCATGGCCGAAATGAAACCAGCATGTCCAAAACCTATACCTAGCTGTCCACGCGAAAGTTTTTCGACAGGAACCCAAAAAGCTTTTTGCGCATCATCTCCCGCCACCAATTCAGTTTCTGGTTTTACCTCGAAAAACACTCCACCAACCCTTATGCCATTTGGAAAACGCGGGTCCCAGTCTGGTTCGTCAAACTCTCCAATAAATTCACTTCGAACAACGTCCTCCGGCTTAATTCCCACTTCTTCAAGTTGTTCTCGCATGGCAACACGAACAAAAACATCTTTATTAATTTCAGTTTCCCCATCATCAAGGTCTGATAATTCTACAAATCCACCAGGTAGGTTCACTTCTTTTTCTCCGGAGAATGGTGGGAAGAGGCGACGAATCATTGCTACTTCAAGCTCGCCTGTTTCTTGGTTTGTCCGGAAAATTACTGAATCGGCGGCTGTTCTTTTTGGTTTTTGGGCTTGATTTTCAACCCAATCAGATGTCATTTCTTTTGCTACTTCGCGAATTCTTTTGTCTCCCGTATATGGGAAAATATCAATTCTCTTTTTATATGCATCAAAACGAATCTGGTCAGTTAAAGGGAAATCGCGAACACTGTCGTAATCCCTTTGATTTGAATTTGCAAATTCCAAAGCTTCTTCATGGGAGTCAAAAGCTCTATCTATTAACTTGTCGCCATATCTGTCCGTGATATGCCACTTGCCTTCAAATTCGTCTGTATACAGACGCATGGAGCCAGTGATTTTGCGCGGTGTTATTTTTGTGGTGTTTTTGAAAAAGACCCTCGGTGGCAAAAGTTCAAAAGCATCATAATCTGAATCTTTTACAATAGATTCGGAAGCAGTACGACCTTTTCGTGCTTTTCTTTTTGGGAACATTGCCCTAAAGCCTCTTCGAGAAAATGTGTAAGGAGTTTCATCGAGACCTCTTACTATGTCTTTTAGGTTTTCGGGGAGGGTATTAAAATACGGACTATTGGACCATTTGAAATTCTTAGAACGAGTTGCCTCGGCTACTAATTCGGTTAATTTTTTATTAAAGCCAGAAGCTGACACTCGTGTTTGCTTAGAAATCGGAAGTCCAAAATCATCGTATCTTTTTAGATTACGTGGTGATGCGAACATAAAATGTCCAGAAGCAGCTCTTCTTGCTGAATTCTTGGCGTTTTCTTCTGCTCTACCGAGAATTCTTGAATTTGCTCCACCTGCGGTCATCATGCCACTCACGCCAAATTTCTTGGCGTCACCACGAGCCTCATTTATTAAATCGCGCATCTCTTTTAAGCGCTCAATATTTTGGTCAGCTGTTCTTGAAATATCTGATGTTGCTCCACCACCGGCGACGGCCCCTGTTTGTATCTCCATTCTTCTCAACTGGGTAACCAAAATAGAAACTATGCCTGGTTTAAATTTGCCATCAGGACCGATTCTGCCAATAAATTGTCTATCCCATCTATTCATTCTGTTTAGATATCTTGACGCTGATTCGTTTTTTGGCTCCCATCCTTTGCGTTCTACCGAACCATCTCTGTTATATGTTTGTTTTCTGTTTTTTGGGCGCATCATAAGCATGGATGTAATCATGTTTCTTAAGGCCATATAACGCGCACGCATTTGGTCGTATTCAATACCAACTCTTGTCTTAAGTTCGATTTGATGCTCAATCGCTCTATCTATTTCTTGCAAAGCCATTCTCGAAGACTTGCCCTGGTTTTGAAATTGTTGAACAATTTTTTCTACTCGTCTCTTGGCATATGAGTCTGTTCTTGATGGCTCTGCTGCTCGAGCAATGCTCATAAGTGATTTGAATTGAGATTTTGAAATATTATTTTCTAAAGCGTGTTGTGCGAGAGCTGCATTTACGTTTTTAACGTCAAACAAATCTTCGTCAAAAGCAATCTCTTCTGGCGTGAGTGTTCCGGTTTCAAACAGATTCCACAATGCTGCTCGTCTTGTTTTTCCTGCGGCGCTACTTGAAGCAAGTTCTTTTGCCTCTTCTTCTGTTTTTAACTTTACATAATCCAGTAATTGCGACCTAAGTTGATATCCAGAAGAATCGGCATCAGGGTCGGGAGTTAGATTAAAAGATGCCCCATCATAATTTCCATTTCGCATTATTTCTGCCATGTCGGCCACAAGGTTGCCATTTGGGTCTTCGGTGAAGTAGCTTGGAGCAACTTTTTGAATGTAGTCGATTAATCTGTCCCACTGAATTCTTTGGTCAATTTTTTCTGGGTTTGGGTCGTCTATATCGCCCTGATAAAACCTGCTCGCAAGTTCTGCAGGGGGCTTTGTATACCTTCCGATTGTATGCGTGTTATCAAGGTCCATCCATTCACGGACATGCATATTGTTTGGGTCAAGAAAAAATCTGTATAGGTCTTCATCCATTTGCTGTTCTTCCTCAATGGAGTAAGGAACGCCAGTTTCTGGATTTACGTTTAATGGGTGAGTTGAAGAACCGTCGTATGGAATTTCATTTCCCGCTTCATCAACATATGGCAAATTCCATGCTTCGTCTGTATCTGGATATCCAAATTCGTCATCAATTGAACTTGGTTGTTCTGGTTGTGTTCCAAAACTGTCTTCATCAGCGCTCATTTCATCATCGCCTGGGTCATCGTCATTAATCCAGCCCTGTTCTCTTCCTATTTGAACAAGGTCATTCCATAGTTGAATATATTTTTCCCTAATGGAGCCCATTTCTTCACCCATTTGGTTTTGTAAATCATTCAACATTTCGGCCCATTTGTCCTTGTCGAAAGGTTCACCCGTGGCTGGATTGATTGGTGGTGGAGGATTAACGCCACCGCCGCCACTACTACCTGTTTGTGGGGCGCCAGCTGCAAGCCATTTCTCAATGGAATCTACCTCGGATGCATAATCATCTTCAATAAGCTGTTCTACAGCTCTGTCAAAATCTGGGTCCGAAGTTGACATTCCAGATTCTTTTAATCGTTGTCTTGCAATAAGAGTTCTTAATTCAAGGTCCTTAAATTTGTTAGGAACCAACCAGGAAACAGAATCTGCTATATCAATTAACTCTCTTGATTGAGGCAATCCCGCAACGTTTTGTATGTCTTGCGTAGTTGGGGCATCTGGATTTGTTAACTCAGGCAATATAAATGTATTAAAGAAATCATCAATATCTTTGTCGCTCAATGAATCGAAATCAACTTTTGAAAAATTTCCAGAAGGATTTAATTTTTTTACTTCGTCGAGAAATGTTTTAACTAATGGTCTTTTTGCATTTGCGGCTACTGCTAATTCTTTTGGCGTAAAAGGAGCATTTTTTGCTCTAAAAGCTGGGATGGATTTTCCCGATTTTAGTAAATCTTGGATTGTGCTATCCCACGTGGAATCAAGAAGACTGTCATCAAGTTCGTCTATTGAATTAATCCCAATTGCCAAATCTCCGTTACCGACTATTTGGGCAAGGGTATCAAATTTTCCGCTTCCAAGCTCTGGGCTGAGTGCAAGTTTTTTTAATTGCTGTCTTTTCCATTCACGCATTCTCCATGAATTTTCTTCTTCTGGAGTCATTGGTGGACCAGCAGACATTCGACCCGAAATACTTGAGTCCCATGTTCTCAACGAATCTGCTTGTCTTTGGTATTTTCTAAATTCTCTTGCTCTTGTGGCTCTTTCGTTTAAATCCCTTGGCGACGTGGCTCTGGAATCAATTGTTGTTGCTGTTCTTCGATATTCATTGGCTGGAACAAAATCGGAAGGCATTGATTCTCTGTTGGCCATGTCTCTAACCATGGTTTCAATTCCTCTTCTTTTGGTCCTCCTAAAACCAAGAATTGAGCCGCTTTTGCCATCAGGGTCTGTACCTCTAGGGAAAACTTCAAAAAGTTCGTTTATTATTTTGTCTTTTTCGGTTCTTCTGCCAGGAGAACGCATCGCGTAACCTAGCAAGGAATCCCAGTTTTTTACAATTCCGTCACGTATGGCTTCTTGGATGTCGTTTTTGTTTTTAGACATCTTAAGCTCAATGGCGCTAAAAAGTTTTGGATTATTTTTCTTAAATGAGCGGTACGAGGAATCTCTATATTTTTTATGTTCTGTTAAAACTGAAGAAATTTCATCCTCAACAACATCAAATTGATTGGCTAATTCTAAGACGGTATACCTACCACTGTCCCAAGCTTTATAAATATCAACTTTTTCTGCCCTGTTTAATATTGAGCCTAAATCATCAAAGGAACGACGGACTTCTTCTTGGCGCTCTTGAGAAGCAAGTGTTGGCTCAAAGGACGGAGTTATTGGAGTTCTGGTTGGTTTTGCTGCTGTTCTTTTTGGGGCAAGGGGTTTTTCCCGCTCGGTAATAAGTGGCTTCTTGGGGGCTGTTTGAGTTCGTAATTTTTGAACTCGACGTATTTTTGGTGCTGGCCGACCTGCGCCTCTTGTTATGTTGCGTTGCGTTGGTTTTTTTGATGAAGTCCTCTTTGGCATCGGAACAGCGCCACGACCAAGTCTTGATGCAAGACTTGCTTCTGGGGTTATTGTTCTTTCCCAGCGTGTTCCTTCTTGAACTTGTAGGTCGGCATCAGCGTCAATTGGGTTTGGGTCAAATGGAGTATTCAGCATTGCTCTAGTCATTCGGGAGCGGCGCACAACTCGGCCTTTTCTTGGGCCAGAACCACCGTCACCTGGAGCTAGTGCTCTACCTAATCTCCCACCGACTCTTGTCCCAATAGCCTTAATTTCAAGCTCTTCATAAAATTCAATATGTTTGACTCCCCTGGATACTCTTTTTCTTGCTTTTGCTGCGTTTTCTGTGTTTGCAACAAATTGACGACTCTTTTTGCTTCCAGCAATTTTTTTTCTGTTTGTAGCAGCTCTTTGCGCAGGCGTTAATTTTTGCCATGCTTTTGCTGGCAAATATCTTCTGGTGACAGAGCCTCTTATAGCTGGCTTGCCATCAGATGTGCGCCATTTCTCTTTTCCCCACCTAACTATTGAGCGTTGCTTTTTATTTTTGCTGCCTTTGTAGCCACCACCTGCTTTTTTGTATGCAATTGCAACAAGTTGAGCTTTTCTTGCAGACCACTGACCAGGTCTTCCGCCCTTTGAGCCAGCAAGTATTCGCTTTTTAATTGTTTCTCTGAGTTCTGGCTTTGTGTAGTTTGCGCTCTTTTTTCTAAAAGTACGACCATAGTTTTTGCCAATTTCATTTCTGATTTCTTGCTGTATCTGCTGTCTTCTGAATTTTCGTCCAGAAAAACCTTGACCAGAATATTTTCTGTAATCAGATTCGTTTGTGCATGGCATCCAAGAAACAGAACCGTCGGTGTTGTTGTATCGCCTGATTCCTATGCATCCAATTTGACGCGCCCTCACCCGGGCTGATTCTGGATTTGAATATGTGTCTGGGTCATTTGCTCGTACGGTACGTTGTCCAACATATGATTTTTCATCAAATTGATTCATGTTGTCATTTTGTTCAATCGGTTCCATTGAGAGAATCCCTTATTGGCTCGAAAAATGTTTCAAGAGCCCTGATAAATAGTACTTCATAGTTTTCGTTTGTGTGTAAAAGTATGTCAATCTGTTTTTGTGTTTTAATTGTCCTATGCGGTTCTTCGCTCGATTATCAAACCGTCAATAAGCTCGTCGGATATAGAGTTGTCAACAAGGCTTCTTAAAAGATTCCAATCCAATGTGTCCTGATTGTTCACCGCGGCTTCTGCCATGACCAGCTCAACAGCCTCTCTTGCTTGGTCGAGAATGTCTGCTGGAATATCATCAAATGGGGTTGGGCGACTTAATTCAGGTCGCGAACGCATGATATTGGCCAACAAAGCTGTGTATTGCTCTGATTGCAGTAACTTCAATAAAGCTGCTGGGCCAAAACCTTTTTCTCGTTCGTTTAGTCCTTCGTTGATTAATAGTCTATTGGCTACAATTTCTGCAAGCTGAGCAATGTTTGTGGCTCTTTTCCCTTGATTTGAATCAAGAACTTTTTCTAGTTCAGAAATTATTTTTTTTCTTATTGGGTCTCCTGTTTCGTCAATATATTTTTGAGTTTGCATTTCTGGTGTGAGTTCTCTGGAAAATTTTTCTAATGGCTCACCGGTCATTTCAGATAGTTTTTGTTTGAAAAAAGCAATTCTTTCATCAAATTCTTGCAACAGCTTTTGCCTGTCATTGTTAAAGAAGAGTCTTACTCCAATGTATTTTCCATCTTTAGTTCTTTTTGTTATTAATGGATTTCTCAGCCATTGCTCAAATGCCTGTACGTAGTTTGTGGGGTTGGTGTACCTATCTACAACGGCCAGCATTTGCTGAATTAGATTTGCCGTATTTACGCCCTCGTTTTTTGGGGTAGATGCATTTTGTGTAAGAGCACCATTTAGGTCGTAAATTGCAGGATAATTTTTTTGTTTTGCCCCAACCCACCCAAATAGTTGCGTAAATAAAGGTTCTAGACTTCTGTAGATTTTTTTATCTGTTCCGCTTCTTGAATTGTCTCTATCCGACTTAGTTGGGGAGTAATCTCGAAGACCCCCACCCCATGGCCTCGCTGCTGCCAGCAATTCTGCATACGCCACACGAGAATAATCATCTTCCCAATCAAATGATGGAGCATTCGTATTTCTCATCATTACTTTATAAAAACTTTCTGGGTTTTTTATTTGTCCACCATCTTGTTTTTTCTTAAGAGCAACCGCTTTTCTGATTATCTCTTGTGACGCTTTGTCCATCTCGTCGTATACTCTCCTAAATTGAGGTTCATCAATTATTTCAAATCTTTGGGTTCCGCCATCAATGGCTGAAAAAACTTTAGGTGTATAACTTAAACCCATTCGACCAACAACTTTGCCGTTTTCAAAACTCATTTTTTTAGGTGGCCTTGATAGGACTATTTCAGATTCACCGCGTCTTGTAAAATACGCGACAACGTCATCTTTTTTTACCGTCGCTTTTGCAACAACTGGTTTGTCTCCAGTTTTGGCAAACCTTGTGGAGAACCATTTTGCTTTCTCCTTATCTGTCGTCCAAGACAGCCCATTTTCATTTTGGTCTTCAATGAAGCCCCTAAAAATTGATAAAGAATTTGGTAGCTGAGATAAATCCATTCTTTCGTTCTCGTTCATCATGTTTTCCCTACCAGGTCTTTTAGATGAAAGAAACGAGTCCCACTGTTCTTTGTTTTGCCAAAGATTTTCTGAATCAATCCATATATCTCCGAGGGATGTCCAGTATTCAATATCGCTCATCTGGTCTTGTATTTCAGAAAACGCATCAAGCCGATAAGGTCTTTCGTGCATATAAATATACGAGGACCAATTTTTATCTTTCTTTGCCCTGGCCACAGATTCAAGCTTCTGTGCATATTGCCGGTTTATAATTCCGGGAACTATTGGCCCTATCCAAATAAGCAATGGATGTCGTATTATTGGAATACCCAAAGGACTATCGCTATCAACGAATTCTTCCAATTCCGAATTTAGAGGCTCGGACGAATCATTTAGCATTTCTTCAAAAATGCTATTTCCGCCAGACATTTTTCCAGTTAGTTTTGGTCCTCCTTCAATATCTTTTGCTGTTGTTTGTGTTTCTTCAATTTCTTGCTGTGTCCAACGTGGTTTCTTTTTTGATGATGAAGATTTAATCAAGTTTATTTCGGCTGCTGACACCGCCGTCATTGAACCTCGGGCAGAATTGTTACCGGTGGGTAAATCTGTATTTGGAAGAGCTTGATTTATTATTGGATTCGTTGGCTTTTCTGATGAATAAGAAAACATTTTTGGATTATCCCAATAATTTTCATAACCAACAGAAACACCAGCATCACGAAGGGACTGAACCATTCTTTGTATAGATAAAAACTCTTCATTGAGTTCATGGATTTGCATTGACCTTGCAATTTTAAATAGCCGAGCTCTATTTATGTTTTCTAATGGTGCTTGTCCGGCATCAAAATCTGGGTTACTTATCCAATCCCCAGTTTGTGTGTTCCAGGCCATTGAACGTAGGTAAAGACGCGCTGCGCGCCTGAGGGATTCTAAATACCTTTTATTGTTTTTTAATTCTGCCAAAACATTTTGTGGCGGTGTGAATCTATTTCCATATGCGCTACTACCACGGTCTATCGGAAAAGTCCACCAATCAAAATGCTCTCTATGAAAATTAGCCCACTGCCCCCTATTGGCCCAGTCTTGAAATATCTCAGTCTGTCTTTTTTGCTCTCTTATCAACTTTCTTTGTCCGCCCCATGGAGTGTTGTTGACAAATAGTTTCGGTTTTTCTAAAAGCCTATTTTGGAGAACGGAAGGTCTTTCAAATTGTGTACCTTCCTGCACTCTTCCATCTCTGTCTTTGTCTATTGGCTTTGGTTCAAAAGTTGCGGTTCTTCTTAAAGCTCTACGCACAATTCTTGGAAGGACCTTTGCGGAAACCTCTCCACCGCCAACAGCGCCAGAAACTATTCCACCATCACCAAGGCTGTCTATTGACAAAACACCACGTTCCCTTAAAACTTCCCAGGACCTTGTGTTTCTTCCTTTTTTATTGCGCTTTGATTTTGTATTTTTTTTACGTTTAGATGCAATCTCGAATTCAGAATTATTAAAATTCATTACAACTCCAAACGGCCACCAAGAATATCGTAATAAGAAACCTTTTCTTTGGGGTTTTCGTTTTGATAAATTTGGATAGCGGCTTGAATTTTGTTTTCAGAGTCTTTTTGATATTTTCTAGTTTTTTCAAGAATTGAATTATATTTTTGCTCAATAGGTTTATATGGTTTGAAATTATCATCAAGAATCACTGATGAAGAATATCTAGCGTGAACATCCCTAACATCTTTAATGAATTCTGTAAGAATGTCTATATTTTTTTCAAGAGAAAGAGGTGGGAATTTAATAAGAAAAGAATAATTATCAAACCCTTCTACCAATTTTTTAGAGTTGGTTTCGTGAACGTAGAAAGACAGATTATCCAAGTTGTCTATTTCTTCACCGATTTTATTGAGTTCCATGCCTACCACCCCATTCCAGGTCTTAGTGCGGTTGTTCCATCAGGGTACACAATGGATGACAAAATAGTTCGCCAATCAGTATAATGTTGAACTGGCATATTGAAATAAATCATTCCAGACCTGTTTAGTACAAGGTATCTTGATGCCCCACCATTTGATATCCCGGTTCCAGTTTTTCTATAACCCCCACGCCAGGCCTGGCTAGGGGTGAAAAAGTCGTCCACACTCTCGCCAGAAGTACGGTTCGTATCAATAAATAGAGCATCAATTCCCATGATGGCAGCTCTATCTGTCTCTCCCAAAAACGTGAGCATGCGCATTGCTTTTTGTAGGCTGCGGTTGTAAACGGCGGCTGTAGGGTCTGAAGTTTCATCTCTATGCATTTGGGCAAGCTGTAGCATCCACCTGGCGTGTTGGTGCGCCCACTTATTATAAAATCTTCTCTGTTCTGCGGCTTCTTGAAGTTCTTCAACAGTTACCGAGGTGTTTGAACTATGCTGTGGAAATACGTGCTTACCAAAATCCCTTGGCAACGCTATTGTTTGGTTCGGAATGTCCAGCGAAGCTTCCAGTGTCCCCAAACCCCAACCACTGTTGTCTGACCCAAGTCCATCAACTTGATTTGGTCCTTCGGTAAACAAAGCATCAATTTCTTGACCGAGATTTGAAAGTTCTGCTTGGTCAAATAAACCGGTACTTGGATTTTGAGCAATCAAATTGGCACTAAAAAGCTTGTCGGTGGTTCCGCTACTGCGCTGCGAGCCGCTTGTTGGTTGGCCAAAAATATCAAATAGTTCTCGCGTTATTGGAAGTAGTTTGTGCTGTATTGCTTTTTCGAATCCTCCCTTGCTAATAATTTTTTGGTCTTTTGTAACGACACCGATGACGGTTCCACCCTGTCCTCCGTGATAGCTCGACCAATTAACTGGTGATGAAGTAAAATATTCTCCTCGCCCAGCGGCGCTTCCTCCCGTCCCAGGGATAAACCTATCGCCGCGAAGTGCGTCATTTGTGAATTGAATTTGTTCCGAAACGGTTCCTTTAACCCCACGAGTAATAGCAACTGCCTTCGGGTCTCCATCGGAGTCCACCTCTGACAACATTAATCTTGCTTCATCCTCGTTAATCAAAACAGGCAAAGCATCCCAGCCGTTGTAGTACCAAGTAGTTGCCAATTGTGCTTGACCAATATCTTCAAACTCTTTATTTTCAATATCCGTGCCCGATGGACCTCTGAAATTGTTTGTTCTACCAGCATCAAATATTTCAGCCATTTGCGAGAGCATGAGTATCTGCTCATCATCTATGGTGTAGATACCCTGTCGCGGGTCATCATAAATACCTTCTGACTTATGAGTTTTTACAAGTGTTGATATAACGTCTGGCGTTCTAGCGTCAAGAGGTGGTGTACTTGACGACCATGGGTCGAGTACATCTGGGTCGTTGTCGTATAGTCCAGTATTTCGTCTTCCAGCCCTTGCTAATCTTGCGCTTACTGCCCTGCGTCTGCGATTGAAATTTTGTGCCCTATTTTGCATTTTGAATCTTGTTGATTCTGCTTGTGCAGACATAGCAAAAGGGTTATTGAATACTTCTAAATCCAAAAGAGCTTTAGCTAATTCAGCTTCAACGCCAGAAATTAAATAAGCATCACGGCTGGTCTTCGTTCTGCTGGGTTTTCCAGATGGATTTAACGCTCTGTAGTTTGTTAAAGCCCTGTCTCTCGCTGATGAGGCATTGGTGTATGTATCAATAAGAAGACGTGAAGCTTTCACCCATTTGTCTGCAGCGTCTTGTCTTAATAGGCTCAGTTTTCCAGGGTCAGACAAGGATGGGTCATTGGACTGTCTAATGTATTCATTTTTATATTTTGCTTCAGCCTGTAAAGCTTCGTTTAATTCTCTTGTTGGGAGATTGCCTATTACAGAATTATATCTTGACGTACTTAAATACACAATCGGGCTATGTGTTAATGGTGATGTATTTCCGGATACCATCGAAAAACTAAGGCCATTATTTTGTAGCCATGCACTTGTATCACGGTAGTCTGCGAAGTATTCCAAAGCTGTTTCAAGACTTAACCCGTTATCTACTCTGAGTTCGTTTAGAATTGTTAAATCATTGGCACTTAATGCTCTATCAATGGTTGAAATTTTTTCTCTTACGTCGTCCATCATTCTTGCTTGTGGTCCAAAAACTTCTCCACTAGCTTCAAATTGCTGTAATGCCTGCGCCATTACTTCTCTGTATTGCATTGTGCCATCCAACATTGGCATAGTAGATAAATCGAGACGAAGGAAAGTTCCTCTATTGGAGTTTCTTCGTCCAATCATTCTTTTTGGGCCTGTGTATTCTCGTAATACACCCAAGGCTTGAGCGAAAGTTTTATACAATCCTACGGTTACCGCAGTCTTGGCATTTGGATTCGGTTTTTTGATTTTCGTGCCAAATTTTACTGGGTCAACCCCTGGTGCGACAATAAATTTTTCAAGCGAACCTTCAGCACCCCATGAGGGAAAATCTGTTGATGAATCATCCAATGGCATTGAACTAACCATGGTCACTTCATCAATTTTTAGACCAGAAAGGTCTTCGACTGATTCTCCGGTAGTCGTGTCAAAATACATTTTAAGATTTGAATCATAAACAATTCCACTAGCCGGATTTCCAACTTCAGGAATTATGTCAACTCCTGTTTGCTCGGTTGTTATGAGGATGGCACCAAGATTTGGGTCGACTGTTGGAATTGGACTAAATGTAGGAGCGGTAGTATTCGTTGGCGAAACGGTTGGGCTAGGAGGGCTTGATGGGGCCGGCGGAGCAGCTGGTGCACTTGGCGGAGCGCTTGGAGCAGCAGGAGCGCTTGGAGCAGCAGGAGCAGCAGGAGCAGCCGGAGCAGCAGGAGCACTTGGCGGAGCGGAAGGAACAGGAGAGACTCCACCGCCCGGCGTAGGAGGAGCTGCAGGGGGAGGTGGCGGCAATGTTGTTGGTCCAACTGGTCTTGATTTTGTCAAGCTCACAGTTGTGTCATATGGAACACCAGCTCGGGTCAACAAGGTCATTCTTGTTTGAGGCTTCAATAAGTCAAGTTCGTTCCAGTTTCCTGTATCCACGACATTTGATAAGATGAGCGTGTTGTGCCAATCTGTGGCATTCATAGCAGCTCTTCTTGGGTCGGTTGAATTAAGTGTCGCCAAATATTTCTGAACATCCAGTTCATCTATTGGTAGGGAGAGGTCAGTAATTCCTAGCCTTCTTCTCCACCTGTCAAGATGGGCATCAAGTTGTAATCCAGATTCTGTCAGCATTTTGTCTATATCTGCTTGTGAGTATGATGGCAAAAGTTTTGGACCAGTTGTTGTTTTTCCAAATTGAAGCCCGGGGTTTGCTTTGTCCTTTATAACCGCACGGCTTCTAGCCCTAAGCGAAGTACCTCCTGAAGGAACAACAGATGATGCTGCTGGTGAACCAGGAGAAAAAACACGCCTTCTTGAAGCAATTCTTTCTCTCATTGAGCGACGCTGTTTTTTTCCTAGAATTTTGTCTCTTAGGTAATCGCCAGCAACAAGTCTGTCGATGGGTGATGGCGTGCTGTTATCGCTAACTACGCTAAACAAATGATTTTTCCCATCGGGAGTGAACTGATGGAATATGCTGTTCGCTGGGTCGTCAACTGCAATCAAAACGCCATCAACAAAATGCCAAGTTTGATTATTCGGTCCAAGAATTGCGCTACGCAGTCTAGATGTTCCATTAAGTCTGTCTTCCTGTATAACGTCACCAATAATGGCCGCTTGCTCGTCTAATACTTCATCCAGACGACGCGTGTAATCCACATCGAATTGCTCAACGCTCGGAATTAGCCCTTCAATACCATTACCTTCGCGACTTCTTCTATCAACAAATTCAATTGCTTCAAACAAACCATTTGACTTATCTGGAGTACCAGTAAACGCGCCATCTATTTCTGGATAATTTCTTCTAATTGAATCAACCGTTGCTTCATCGATTCTGAAAGATTCAGGAATATCGCTTTGACTTGCACCATTTCTTCTAATTAACCCTTCAAGGCCTTTATTGGGGTCTGGTAAACCTCTAGAATATTGAGGGAAGTCATCTATGGAGTCTGCGACTTCATTAAGTCGATTAGCTCTTCTTCTCAATCTAAGTTGTGCACGCTGTACTCGTGAATCTGTTGGTCTTGGACGACGACCTTTTGCTGTTCGGCGTTTTTTAACCGTTCTTCTTCGCAGTCTTTCAACTTGATTTTTTCTAAATCTTTCAGCCAAACTTCCAGTTTGGGGATTTTTCCCACGCTTTGAACGCTTTGGCTGTTTTGCTGTCGAAGGGGTTTGAGCCTGTGGGGCGGGTTGACTAGCTCCCCCGCTGGTTTGTGCGTTTTGATTTCTTTGTCGTCTCGCCTGACGTCTGGTGCCAGGGTTGGCGATTTGGTCCGCTATTTCTCTTAGCTTTGAAGCTACTGAAGACCGTTTATCGTTTGTGCCATCCACCTGTCCATCGGTTGCGTCAACATTGGCGGTGACATCTGGAGCGCTATCTGTTTGTTTAGAAATTCTTTTTAATCGGCGTGATTGGCCTTTTATGTGACCAGCGTTCGCAACGTCTTGACCTATTCGAGATAGAGCGTTTCCTGCGGCAATTCTTATTCTGTCTCTTCTTGCCATTTCTGGATTTAATGAACCATAAATTTGAGAAAAACTTGGAGCACCATTTCTTTTATTTTGTTTTTTCTTAAGCGCAGCGACTCTGCGTTCAACTCTTCTTCTAAATTTTTCTTGGAGTTCTTGTTGTCTGCGCGCGCCCCTTAACTCCATTGAGCGACCAAGATTATAAAGAGCTCTTTGTCTTCCTTGATTAACTGGGTCATCTATCGGTTTCGTAATGTCTCTTAGGCTGGCAGAAGCCAATCCGGTTCCAATTCTTCTCATTACACCAAATGTGCATCCGGCACCAACCCTGTTTGTGTATTGGCCACCGTTTGGAGTGTCGTCTGGACACCTATAACCGCCACCGCCTGGCATGTCTGGGTCCCAAACTGCTCTTAGTCCTTTTATTTGAATAAGCATTGATGATGTTTTGCGGTCAAGATTAAAAGCCTTGGCCTTATAGGCAACTGCATTCATTTTGAAGGCAACATCAATTGATGCAAGTGACACATCAGTTATTGGCCAATTTGAGATACTTTCTTCTTCGGCATAAAGATGTTCCATCTCATAAGCCAAAGTTTCAATCGGTGTATTTTCTGGTTCGGATTTTGTTTCAATAAACCTAATAAGCTCTTTGATTTCCAGTTGCGCTTTAAATGATTCGATTGTTTCTTTATTGAACGATGTAGACAATTGTTCCAAATTAATATTTTTTTGAATTTTTGGTTTTGAAATTACCAACGAAGCTTCAAGTCCGTCTTCTATCTCTTCAATTGAGATTTTTTCTTCATTTACCCACTTTGCCCAAGCTGCGCCCTGCCCTGTTGAACCATAAGCGGTTAGCCCGTTTTTAGAAAAAACTATTGCCCCAAATATTTGTCCGTTTTTACGGTCTTCAATAAGCGAAATATTTTTCATCTTGTTAAACCAATAAGTTTTTTAAATACACCAGATGAGCTCTTTAGGGTCTCTAATCTTTTCTGAAACATTGATTCAACAATGTTTAAGTGTAATTTTTCTGCGGAACTCAAATTTCCATCTTGTGATAAAATTTGTTTAAATCTTGTAAAATCAAAATCTTGTGCCCTATTTATCATTTGTTCATACAGGAGAATTGCTTTTCTTTTTTGAGCAGCTTGTAATTTTTCGAAATATTCTTCATAGGACATTCTTTGTTTCCTGTTGAAAAATTCGTTTAATTTTGTTTGTTTTCTGTTTTTTATTTCTGCTGGGCTCATACCAGGCAAACCAGCACCAGGGTTTATTGCAGAAACAGCCCGCATTTTTCCTTCAACGGAAACAGGGGATATATTTGATGGGTTCCTACCTGTTGTGTCAGTAAGAAAATCAGCAATGGCTAAACCCACAATATCTTCCGCAGGAAATTCTGATGAACTTGCTTCTCTTCTCTGTGTGGATTCTGGCTCAACGTCCTGTGTTTCTCCCAGCATGTATGGTCTTCTTCTTCCAGAACCACTCAATCTCACCTTGGGGGCTATAAGACCCATTGAACGTTGAAGTTCAGACGCAAAAGCAGCTCCTATTTGTTCAAAATCTTTTTTTGATTGAATTTCGAAAACTGTTTGCCCATCGGCTCTTTCGTGAAGCAATACGCCATCTTTTATTTTTCCTGTTTTGTATAAAGAGCTTCTTTTTACGGCTTCGGACCTGATTTGCGAAGAAATATTTTCTATTGAACCACCAGCATTTAAATGTCTTACGGCAGCTGCTAAATCAGAAATTTTTTCTACTTGCGAATCATTTTCAAATTTTGTTAAATCTTTTTTGGGGGTTTTGTTCTTTTTGTAAAATGCGTCCTTCATCCATCTTCTTACATTCCTTTTTTGCTCTCCTCCGGGAATCCGAATATTTATAAACTCATTTGGATTTTCTATTCCAAGAAAACTTTCCCTATAGGAAATAGCATCTTCCATTTCGGCTGCTATAAAGCGGAGAGCCTCTGTTGGGTCTTCTGTTCTTGGCATCTTTTCTGCTGCACTGATTGTTTTTCCTAATTTTCTTCTCTCGCCTACCGTCAGCGGTCTTGCCTTCCCTAGAGAAATTGAAGAACCGCCACTTAGGGCATAAACAATTTTTTCCACACCAGTATTTGACAGGAGCCCCATTTCGTCATTTCCTATTTGCAATGGATTTAGTGCGCTTGTAATATATGTAGCCCCCTCCATGTCTCTGTTGTCTGGGACGGTACGAAGAACTCCCGCGCTCACTACTGGCTCAAGTATAAATCCATCTCTTCTAACCATTCTTGTATATGGTTCATCGACGCCACCAAGTTTAGAAATAATGTCATCCTCGCCTTTTGTTCTCTTGGCACGATTTGCGACAGAAACCTTTGGTATTTGCGGGGCCCGACTTTGTATGGAATCCCCAGAAACAGAGAGCGCTCCCACTCTTCTTCCTGAAGTGTTTTGCCTTATCGCACCAGCGTCCCCTATTCCGGCTCGCAAGGCTCTTCCCAAGGCCCTGCCAATTGCTCCTGGTATGTCAAACAACTTCTTACCGCATGTTGAAAATCTTGCGTCTGTGAATCTTCCACCATATTGAAATCCTTCTGGGCATCTATATCCGCGTTCTGGTTTTAATGCACCAAAACCCGCTCCACCTGGAAGGTTTCCACCACCAGGAGTTATTGCGGAAAAAACTGCTGAACGACCCGGGTTCCTTATGTTTGAAATATTCCCCGGAGCGATACTGCTACCAATTGCTTGTACTCCTTGGAGAAAACGACTTGAAGACCCAGTTAATCCAACTTTTGATTCGTAATCTGGTCTTCTTCCTTTTCTTTGCATTGAACATTTAAATGCAATTACTTCGTTTCTATTTTCAAAAGCAGGAAGTTTCTCGTGAAAAACATTTTGCCGCGAAACGGCTATAACTGGAGAAAGAAAACGTGTTTTTGTTACTGTCTCAGCGCCCTGCTCTGGGCAGCACTCAGAATTTAATATTGTTTTCATCTAGAGACCTAAATTGTGTTTGTACTTCATAGCCTTCTTCGTGTTCCCAATTTGATTCGTCTTCCAGCATTTTAACAAAATCTGATTCCATTGCACAAAAATCTTGAAGGACAACAAAAGCGTGGTCCCAGTCAGCTTCGGTAATCACCGGTGTAAATGGTTCATCATTTGCAATTGCGCCAACATACTGCATAGATTTTCTACCCTGTCGTGATGTAAGTTTTCTCATTCTGTTATCAAAATCTTTATCCGTCCATATTGAACCAGCGGTAATTTTTTTAAGTTTCTTTTTGCAGTTTTTCATATTTGGGTGATGGCATCCTTCGTTTGGCCAAAGACCAGTAGTCTCATGATGAAGCCAGGCGCAAATATTTTCAAGTGGATACAGTTCTGGGTGGTCGGCCAAAATAACCCTACACCTTCTGAATCCTCCAGGTTTTTTCATTATTGGTCTCCAGTAGCGAAGAAGTCTTTCAAGATTTCCCCTTCTTGGACCTCGACCTTTCAAAACGTCACCAGTAAAGCGCTCTTGTGGGATAACGTCAATTGGTGTTGCTTTTGATTCAATAATGTCGTTCGCCGAAACAACGATTACTGCGCCATCAACTATTTGTTTTATTAGGTCCATGAAAGCTCCAAGCCGCAATACAAGCGACAACCCTTGGTTCAATTGTACGCATAAATTACCGATTTCAGTTAATGTAAAGAATTAATGTGTATTTGGTATTCTTCTTTTTCCCAATCTTTCAACAGACCCAAATGCCCTAGCAACTTTTTCGTTGTAAGGGTTGTCAATAAGACGTTTTTTTTGTTCAGCTGCTGTCTTCCCGCTAATGGGATTCTTTGCACTTCCGTCATCTCTCTTTGTTGCAAGTCTTTCTACTTCGGCCAAGAAAGCATCGCGAGCCTTTCTAAACTCTTCTATTTCTTGAAGATGTTTTTGGTTAACCTTGTCGATGTGGGCTTGGCGCGTTGATTTGCTAAAGATTCTATCACTCCAGCCATTCTCAATAGATTTATCAATTATTTTTTGCATCACTTCTGCGGTCGCTTCTGCGTCAGCATCAGCAGTGTGATGTTTTTCGCCTAAGTTAACACCAAGGTACTCGGTGATTTCTTTCAATCCGTTTGATGGTCGCTTAACTCCATCTGCACCCATCTTTGCTGGGCCATCTGGGTTTTCTGGTGTCCATCGAGGAAGCACCATACTTGCAATTTCTTTTGTGTCAATATACCCAGCTGGCGCCCACTCAATGCCAGACGCCTTCAATGCATCATCAAGAACGTTCTTATCAAACGATGCGTTCTGTACGCCCATGATTGCGTCTTGTCCAGCAAACTCTGCCAACTGTTTGTGTGCATCAGCTATTGATGACTGGCCAGAAAGCCAGTCGTCTGTTAATGGATTACCGTCTCTGTCTTTCAGGTTTTCGCGTGACCATTCACCAAGCTTTTCACCAGGGTTAACAAAGACGTTGAATCTGTCAACAACTTTACCGTCCTTCCATTTGACCGCCCCAATTTGTACAGGTGCGCCATTTGATGTTGCTTTACCGAACTCATCAAATACAAGACCGGTGGTTTCGTAATCAAGGAAAACAATTTCCCTGTCGCCATAGATTCTCTTGAATTCTTTCCAGGACTCAGCGCTTGCAAAAAGGTCGTCGCCTTTACCAATTGCAACACCGTATGTCGGAGTTCTTGGATATTTTGGTCTTACGGGTGCTTCCCCAGTACTCATAGCACCAGAAATGCTAGTCCTCAATGGGCTTGAAAGCACTGATTCTGGGGAAACGTCTTTGCGTCCTTTTTTTAGTTTGACTGCTCTGGCAACAAGAGCTGGTGCAATTTGGTCCAACCCTTTCTTTCTATCTGAACCCACTACTTGAGAAACTCCAAACATGGGCTTTGTCGTGCCGAGTATTTGTCTCTCGTCTCCAGGGGTATTGGCCATCCCAGCAAATCCACTTGTTATTTCTTGGTTCCATTTTCCAGAAACCAACCACAATGTTCCTCTTCGTGTTGCTTGCCAGTTGTCAGCAGCTCTTTGGTCTCGCACCACTCGCGATACGCCATTGTTTTCTTGGAACTGCGTTGGAAACACTCCCACATCTTCTGGTATTTCAGAGTTGGCCTGACTTGCAAAATACCCAAGCCCACCAGTTGATACTGGTTTTCCAGCGGGGTACGCGGAAAGGTGTTGGCCGTCATTTTCATCAAGTTTTTTAAGGAAGAATTGTCCCTGCTTTAGCTTTTCATTTAGTTCAGCTATATCTTTATCCACTTTTTCTTTCAGAAAAGCAACACGGTCTGCTGAAACAACAAGTTCATCATTGTCCATTTGTCCGTATCCATTACGTGAAAGACTGCGTGAATTGGAACCGAATGTCCCTCTAGATGGAATATATGTTCCGCCAGATGGATTTGAATCAGCCCACTTTTTAAGTCTTGTAAGTTCACTTAGGTCTGTTTCAAATACTTTTACGTTTTCGTCTATGCGATACCTGACAAGGTTGTTGACACCTCTTGTGTCGCCTCCGCCTACCGGGTTGATTTGCGTTGAGCCAACAGACAGGGCTGGATTAAGAAGACCACCCCTTAGCTCAGAAGAACCAGAATGCTGTACAAAATATTCATCTCCAGCAGGACCGAAAAGCTCTCTATATTCATCCGAATTCAACTCAAGCGATTTTATGTATTCAGCTTCAGCCAAAAGCTCTGCGTATTCTTCTGCCGATATGTCCTCAACGTCTAGAACATTTTGCTCGCGACGAATTGCTTTTCTTTGAGCAAGGTCTTTCTGTATTCGAATATATTTTTGAGTTTCTTTAATTTTTTGGGCGGTAGATTCTTTGAGCTTTTCAACGCCACCAAATCTTCCAGAAGCAAGGTCTTCAGCAGTAAGATTTTCTGGTTGGAAATCAGGGTCGTCAAATCCAACGCCAAACCAATTGTTTGATTCATATGGAGTTACACCAAATTCAGCGCCTCTCCACTCTCCAGTTTCCTCAAGTACTTTCAGTGCTTGCTCTAGGTCCTTAAGTTTTTGCGTTGACAAATCAATATCTGATTTTGCACTTGCGACCGAGCCATCGATTCGTTTAGCAACGACAGTTGGGTTTTGTGGAGCACTGACCGTGCTCATCTTTCCAGAAACACCTTTTCTGTAGTTCAAAACCGCATCAGGAGTAACCGGCTTTCCTTCTTTCTTGAGCTGAATAGCTCTAACCATTACAGCAAAACCAACCTCGTCAACAACATATGAGTCGTTTCTCTTTGCAGAAAAACCAAAGTCTGGTTTTGCTACGCCAAGAATCTGTCTTTCCCAGTTTGGTCCTAGCGAAGAGGATATTTGAGAGTCATTTTCGCCTTCAATCAGCCATGCAGTTCCGCGTAAATTATCCATCCATCGCTGATGCATGAAATTGTCCCTAATTGAAGTTCGTTCCCCTAATCTTGCCGACTCCTGTTCGGTTCTAACATCTGCAACATCTTTTGGTATTGAAAGGTCAGAGTATCGACCGAAATAACCCCTCGTACTAAATTGACCATCATAAACTGTACTAGATGACAAAAACCCGCTTCTTGGATTGTCTTCAAGAACCTTTATCGTTTTGCGTTTTCTTGCAACAGTTTTTTCGCGACCAGATTTATTTATTTCAAATCTTTTAAGTAATGCTTCAAGCCCAGAATCATAGTTTTCACCGTAGCGTAATGGCAAGTCAACTGTGTCTCCAATTTTTGTTCGCACGTCCGTTACGCCAACGTCACTTAGTATTGAAAGCTCTTCGTTTGAATCAATAGTGAAAGCTTGCCTAGATTTTAATTTTTCAAGCACTTTTGGCGCTACTTCAACCAATTTTGTTTCTTGATTGTAATTGGCTATAAACATTGACATATTGTCTACGTTGAGCATTTGCGTATTTCCGCTATAAGAACCAGAATTCGTTCCAACTGTTCTATCTGAATTAAGTACGCCTCCTTCAAGCTCGGAGGAACCAGCATGTATAACAAACTGCCTATTTTCACCCGAAGATGAAACAATCGCTTGAAAACTAGCTTTATCTTTTTGCATCAATTCCCGAATTTTACGACCCTCTTCTTTCAGAACTTCAAGTTCTTCTGGGGAAATGTCTTCGAGGTCTAGAACATTTTGCTTAACACGTGTTTGTTTTCTTTCAGCAAGGAACTTTCGTAACTCAACTTCTTTCTTCGAAGTAAGTATTTTCTCTTTAACTTTTTCTTTAAATCCTTCAATACCACCATCCATTGCATCAATTTCTGCTCTGGTTTTATTGTTTGGTTTAATATCTGGATTGTCAATCGAATCAAGAGCAGGGTTGTTGGTCATGCTAACAATTGCGCCAAGCTGTTCGCCTCTCCACTCTCCGGTTTCTTCAAGTATTCGCAAACCTTCTTCGAGTCTTGCGACTCTACTTTCTGCATCGCTTAGACGCTGTTTACTCTCAGAGACTCCACGCTTTTGTATTTCTGGAACTTCAACCATTTTGTCTGGGGTGATGCGCTGAGTTGACATTTTGCCGCTGATTGAACGTCGAATTGCGCTTGGCAGTAGCTCCATTCCGCGACTATCAATTTTGTCAGCTTGGGTCGATTGTCCTAAATCTGCTTCTCCGTATGTGCGTAATTTTAGTTCATCAAGTCTTTCAATTTCTAGACGAATAATTTTCCCAGATGCGGATTGGGAATCAAAGTCTTTTGAAATATGCCTAATAAATGCTTCATATGGGGTTGTCTTGCTATCTGGTATTACTTTTTCTAAGTCTGCATCTGGGAAGTTTTTTGACATCCATGTTCTTGTCATCTGGGGGTTGAAAAGCTCAACCTCGTCAATACTGAATTCATTACCAAAAGGATTTTGTAGGTCTTTTTGAACACCAACAACAACATCAATTCCGTGTTGCGTTCGCATTCTGTCCCTAAATCGAGCTGCTTTAATGAGTTTTGTTGGCATATTGTTGGGATTTGAATTTCGTGGGTTAAAACCTGGATTAAGCTCTGCGAGTTCATCGGGTTCAAGGTCGAAATTTCCTGGAGAGACCACCAGGGCCTCAACATCGTCTTTTAGATTAAAAGAACCAAGAACAACAGCTTCATTGTAATATTGACGATTAGAAGAAGAATTTAATCCCCCGCGACCAACGATTTCATCCCAAAGCAAAGATGCCCCAGCGTTTTGGTTTAGTATAACTTGGTTTTCTGGTCGAACCATTTCGCTTATCGGAAGAATTGCGTTTCCTCTTGCGTCCCTATCAGCAGCCGAGTCACCCCTCATTACTTTTGAGCGTTCAGCCACCTCGCTTCGCAAAATAACAAGGTTGCTTCCATATTTTTCTACACCATTATTTGATAAAGCATTAGTGCCCATTGCATATGGATGCATTATTTGAATATCGGAGCCATATTGTGCGCGTAGATTTTCTACTCGTTGTAGGTGCGAATCGCTGTGCGGCATGAAACCAGAAGCTGGCCTTAATTTACGGACCTCTTCGTCATCTTTGAATGGAATTCCAAATGACTGCTCAATACCTTTTCTTACGTCTATTGTGAATTCTGCATTTGCAAAACCTGTGAAGCCAACACCAAGCGCAGCTCTCTCTTCTTTATCGTGAACCGTAAGATATCTTCCAGTTGTTTCAAGTAATACTGGATTGTTCATCATTACGTGGACACGCTTGTCTGCCTTTGATGCTTTTCCAGCCAAAATAGAAGGAATCATTTCTTCGAAATCAGCTTTGGTCATGTTTCTAATCGTGTCAACAAAGCGGTCAATTTTTTCAACTTTGGCGTTATCTCCGCTGAGTTTCGCGTGTTCTCGAATTACGGCTGTTCTCAAACCAAAATTCCAAGATTCATTACGAAGTATTGTTTCTATGTCCGCGTCTGTCAAATCTCGCCCATTGGCTACAACGGAGTTCTGGAGCCATCTAGACTGCAAAGATGTAAGACGAGGAACACCATTTTCAAAATCGCTCTTATGTGTTTCAAACCTTGAAACCAGATTGGAAGTTGCTCGGTCTCTCGCCTTTTTAACTTCTTCAACCGGAACTGGGTTTGACCAAGTAACACCATTAACCTTTGACGCTTCTTGGATTATCTTTGCTGAACGACCAGCTTCTCTTCTTTCTGGACTAATTTCTCCAAGTGGCGCCGGAAGTGATGGGGCAATTGCTGGTAAAGAGTTTTCTCCCTTTACGGAACCAGCAGTCGTCATGCTCCCAGAAACAACACCTCTTCTAAACTGAGCGCTATTTGGGTCGCTTAGTCTTTCATTAGAACGAACGGCTCGCGCAACACTCCGAGCATAAAGGGTTTGTCTATTTTCGTTACCAGTTGTCATGAATCCGCTCACCTTATTCCAAGACCCTGGACGGATTCCTGATATCTGTTGTCCTATTCTGTCTAGGTCGTCATATATGTCTCTTGGTGTTTGGATTGGCGCACCACCTGGTCCTATGTTGGCTGGTCGCGCTGACCACGACTGACTAAAACTTTCAACATAATTTTGCATGTATGCAGGATTTTTGCGGCCAACAGAAGAACCCTGCCTTGTTGGACTAAAAGGTCTTAGTCTTTCCCTAGCGTCTTCTGTTTCGCCAAACAATCGTCGAGCTGAATAATATTCAGCTCTGGCCTCAATACTGTTTGTGGCTGCATACTCTCCGCCAGCAAAAGCTCGCATAAGTTCAACGTCTTCTGGGGTGTCGGTTATGTTGTTGTGTATGGCTTCCTGAAACCCTACATAAAAATCGTTTAAATCTTTTTCGAGCTCCATTCTGTTGTATCCATATCTTCGTCCCCTATATGCTCCACCAGAGTAATTTCTTGTTTGAAGATTTTGTGCAGCGGTTTTTAGAGCATCAATTGATGGACTACCCATCGGATTTTGAATGTTCGCCCAGTCAATTTGCCAGCCACCGACTTCTCTGTTTGGTGACCAAGAGGGTGGACCAGAAGCACTTCCTGGAGTAAGACTTCTATTCATCACATATCGAGGCAAAGTTGCGTTGTCTAAACCCATCGCCGTCATCACTTCAGAAAAGTGAGCTATGTGGCCTACTTCGTGTGTCGCTATGTAAAGTGCCATCCCTCTTTCGGAATCAGAAATTCCGCTTGCACGACCATTTCTCGTGTGCCCAAAACCCCTAGATGCAAGCCACAGTTGCATGGGGTTTATCATGAATGAAAAGTGAGACCCACCATTTGCGAGGTTGCCAGCTTTTTGTGCATCACGAATAGCCGCTGCTGAAGCGTATCTTCCGCCAGTGGTAATGCTTGGCGCAAATGGCTCAAGAGAAATTTGTACAGCATCTTTCATGGATGCGTCTACTCCCATTTTTGTTACCCATTTAAACTTGTATGGGTCGGCTATTGCTTCAGCTATAACACCCTCATAAAAACGAACAAGAAATTTTCTGTATTTTTCTTGGTCCAACAATCCAAGCTGATTTGGCATTGCATTATCAAACATTGATTCAATTTCTGCTGGGTCCACATTGGGGAACATTTCCCGCATTGCACGCATAAAATTATCTTTGTTTCTGAGGTCACCAACAGCCGCACCACTAGGTAGCCTTATTCCATCGGGAGCTGACGGATTCATAATTCTTCTATGTATTTCGTCGGACAAACGTGTTGCTCGCCTGCCTCTTTCTAGTTGTTCTTTTACTCCAGGATGAAAAGCTTTTTTAGCAGAGCGGTTTTTAGGGTCTGCTCTAAATCCGAATCCAGCACCCATTGCTCCAGCAACCCCGGTAGGTGCTGCTACACGACCACCTGCGGCCATATAGGCCTGTACACCAACTGGACCCAATTTTCTTATTCCCTCTGGTGTGCTTACGTCAACATCTCCTGGGACTGTTGGTGTTTCAACTCGACCACCTGGTTTGGCTGAAAGAATATCAGCAGCAGCACCGGCTCTTCTTATCGCACGTTTTCCTACACCAGCAACTGTTTCAGGTGAGAGTATGAAACAATTACTCATCATATTGTCGGTAAATTGGTTAGCAGCCGGTGTGCCAGCAGGGCACCTTAATTTATTGTTGTCATCGACCCATGGGACCAATCCACCACGTCGGTTTAACGAACGTTGTCTTACTGTTTCTAGGGTATTTCGGAGCTGAGGACCAAGATTTTTTATTTCAATATCAAAAAAAGATGATTTTTCTTTTATCTTTTTCTTATTTGGTTTTCTGTATTGCTCTTCTAGCCCAAGATACTCGGCATCGGTGTCTAAATTGTTGACTGCAAATTTGCAAAAATGATATTTCATTCCTGGTGGAACAAGTGGAAGAGGGTCTCCCTGATTCCAGGTTTTTACGAATTCTTCAAAAGGATTTTCGTACTCTGGTATTTCTTCTTCTTCTTCTTCTTCTTCTTCGGTTGTTTTTGAAACCTTTGGTTTTGGTTTTGTTTTTGGCTTTGCAACCTTGAATTCTATTGGGGCAATATTTAGAGATGACTCTTTATTGAGGGCGAACCTACTAATTGCATCTTGTGCAAAGTCTTTTTTGTTATAAGTCACTGAAGGCCCCCAGCGCGTAGGGATAATCCACTACGCCCTAGAAAATATTGGTTGGATGTTGTATCCAACTATGTTACATCACTCCGTTTCGGACTGATTCAAACCTTCTTCAACTGTCATAATCTCAAACTCCATAAGGCTTGACAGGAATTCTGTTTCTTCAGACTTGACTGCCGTTTCAGCACTCTTCTCTGAGCTTTCGTTCTTTGCTTTTTCCATGTCTTCTTTGGAAACCCAATTCATTGGAATTAAATCTTCAAGTCCGAGTGCAAGAGCTCTCTTCATGATGTGAGCCTTGGCTTCTTTTTTATCTTTTGCTCGACCATAGGCCTGAATTGCATTGCGTAAATCTGCTTCATCCTTAATTGGATATGAGCCATCTGGCAGAGCATGTCCAGCCTTTGCCATTGCTGTTCGTGATTCTTCTGTGTATGCACGCTTCAAGGCAATTTCTGCTGCTTCAGCTTCAATGTCCGATGCTTCCTCTTGGGTATATTCGTCATATCCAAGAACTTCTCCATCAAGAGAAACAAACACATCGTAAGATTTTCCGTTTATGCCATCAATTTCTACGGCATAAACATCGAATCCCTCAAATACGTCTGGTTCTACAGCAATGATGTCACCATCAACGGATTTAACAGCGATATCAGCAGCCTCACCAAAGCTAATCATTGTCTTGTTTTCAAGAGCTGATTTAACTTGAAGTACGTCGTTGGTTAATTGATGCCAACCCATTACCTCACCAGTTGAACCATCGAAGAATATTTCAATTGGTTTTCCGTCTTTGCGCTCAACGTCAACAACAAAAAGGTCTGCTTCGTCTGAGTATCCAGAATCAAGCACTTTTCCTCTGAACATATCTTCGGCAATGCCTTCAATCTCAATAAGGGCTGGCATTCCTTTTTCTGAAACACAACCACCAGGACAGCTGTCGCAAACTGTTGCCGCTCCTGGATAAACCTTGCGGTCAAAAGCGCAAACAAATGCATCTTCGTCGAAGTCTGCGGTTTTGTATCCCATTGTTACAAGACGACGTTGGCGCATCTTTTTGCGAGCAGCCATTTGATTTGTAAACATTTCGCTGTTTTCTTCTTCTTCGTCGTCTTCGGAGTACATTTTTTCTTCAGCTTCTTCTTCGTCTTCTTCATCCGTTACGTCTACTTCTTCGTCGTCGTCATCGTCATCGTCCATGTCCATGTCCATGTCCATATCTTCGTCAGCGGGCATGTCCATATCTTCATCGTCGTCTTCGTCAGCGTCTATTTCCATGTCCATGTCCATGTCCATGTCTTCGTCTTCTTTCATATTCGTGTCCATTGCGACCATGTTTGTCATCTTTTTCTTTTTCTTTGTCGGCATTGGCATCATTTCTGCGTTCATCATTCCATCACCATTCATTTTCATCTGAACTGCCATCGCTCCGCATTTTCCACAAACCTTAGAACCTGGCTCGTAACCACACTCAGACTTGTCAAGACCTTTTGCACAGACCGCAACGGCGCCATCTGTATCCAATTTGACTACTACTGCTTTATCGCTCATGAGTCTTGCTCCTTGTATTGCATCGAATTTGACAAACAACCTTTTGGATTGTTGCAAGCACCACACGGATTCAAGCGTTTTTCGCCTGAAACAATGCAGTGATATTTATATGAAATCTTTCTTTGTTCTGTAGGTTTAGCATAACCCATAACAGGATTGTTTTGGCGAACGCCTGCGTTTTTTGGTCTGGTAAAACGAGTTGATTTTTCATTAAGCGTCAACTGTTCTTGTGTTTTAATTTCTTCTTCAGCAAAATTTATTTGGTCATTTATTTTTTTTATCTTTTCGAAATTTCCGGAAATTGCAGCATCTGCTATTTTGGCCTCTAAAGATTTGATTTTTAGACGTAGGGAATCGTCAATTAATCTTTTGTTTTCGTTTCTCATGGTTATCTTGTCAAACGATTAAATTCAATATCAACCAAATCAAAAGTGCCAGAAATATTCATATAAGCATTGGCAATTGCGGAAACTGCTTCATCCGAAAGACCGGATGAATTGGGGATTTCAATTCCTAAATCAGTCGCAGTTGAATCAAATCCATAAAATGAACCTATTTCATCAATTGCTGATTTGACTGAAAACATCATCTCTGGCTCAACATCAATCAGCAATGTGTCAATATCTTTTGAGTTTACCTGAAATCCAGATTTTACTTCAAGGTCACTTGTTTCAGAAATTGAGATATAGACGCTTGGTCCCTCTGCGGACTTTCTTCTACCAGCACGACGCAAAACGGCCATGCGACGCTCTCTCATTATGAGTTTTTTCAGCATTCTGTCTAGATTTTTTCTAGTCATTCTGTTGCGTTCTGCTATTTCGTTTAGAGCCATTTCCATAGCCCGTTTTGGGGAACCAGATGGGTTTGAAAGGTCAAACTCATATTCGCGCAATTGACGCAACAAATGCTCCCCGAGACGTTTTCTTTCTCCGGCTGACATTCTCCCAGAAACTCCTGCAGGAACAGATGGTCTTACCGGAGCCGGCCTAGAAGGAACTGAAGGACGAGACGGAACTGCTGGTTTCTGTGGGGTGCGGATAGGTGTTCTTACTGGTTCTTTTTCTGGGACCTCTTGAGGTATTTCCCGTGGCGGCATCATCTTTGGTCTTCTTGGTGCTGGAATATCATCACGGCCAGTAATTGGGTTGGTCATCATTCCATCGCCATCACCATCTCTTTGTGGCCGACGACCCCTGAGTCCTCTTTTCAGTCCTCTTTTGATTCCTCTTGCTAAACCTTTTTCTTCAACATTAATAAATTCCATTATTTTATTTTGTACTTCTGGACCATGCCAATCAATGTTCGGTACGGCAAAACCATCACGTAAAAGTTCTACTTCAAGACCAAAATCATTTGATATTTGATTAACTACATCGTATGTGTCAATGTTTTGTGTCTTGACAAACAGGTGTATTCCTGGCGTTTCATTTTTATATTCAGACCATGATTGCATTTTTTCTCCTGTATTACATGTTTCTTCTCCTTTGCAACCGCAACCGCAATCTCCAGCAGGCTTTCCTGACATCATTGCGTTTGGCTTTATCGGAGTTTGATTTTGAATTTCTTGATTGGTTGAAACATAAACAACCTGCGCCCGTACTGGAGAAGACACTCCAAACATAAAAGAGCCTGGTTCAGGGCTGTGATATCCAACCCTCAGTGTTTCTTGTTTACCATCTCTTTCTAAATCGAAAATCACATTATTTTCGTCTGCTTCGCGTACGGTTACGTTGCCGCCAAAATGCGTTCCAAGATAGCGGGCAAGCATTCCCATTTTCCCAGTAATTGGGTTTTCTGTTTGACTTGGTTCTGAATAAATTGCGTAATTTTTTTCTTCGATTCCGGCAGACTCGTCGCTCTTTTTTGAATTTTGATATCTTTCAAGCATTCTTCTACCTTTTGCGGCCAGGGCTGCTGCATCTGATGCATTCTGGGGAACTGGTTCACCCCACGCTCTTGCAGAAAGAGCCAAACGCGTAGGACGCCCTTTTTCGTCTTGCATTGGTCCGCTTGGGTTTGTGAAAAATCTTGTCAAAAATGAACCTTTGCGTCTCATTTTTGTTGGAGTATCTGCTCTTCCCTTTACTCCTGGTTTTAAATTTGCTCCTTCTTTTCTTTTAAAGTGCGCACGACCGGCTGCGGTTAGTCCGCCATCTGGGTCTTTGAGTGCAGTTTTTTCTGAAGAGCTATTGATTGGTACGCAGTTGGGAACCATATTCCCATTCTTGCCTTTTTTCATTCCAATTTGTTTGTATCCAGGCCAGCATGGTCCGTCGGAAGCTTTTTCTTCAATTTCTGATTCATCGGATTTTATAGAAATAGTTGCCGTCAACTGATTTGCTCCATGTAGCACAGGGCTAACTTCATACAGTTCAACTTCTTTGAGCATGTTTGCTTGTCGGCCGGTGTCATAAACAGCATCAAGGGTTTTATAGCCAATTGACCATTCTTGTTCTTCGCCAAAAAAAGAAACATTTGAAAACGCTTCTCTTCCTCGCTCGGATTTTAAATTAAATTGCACCCTGGCAAAAAGCCCACCAACATTTCCTTGCTTCATCTTTAATGGAAGCCTTGGGTCTTTTGGTCCAACTTCGTAAATGTCTAGAACTTTTCCAATTGGCTCATTCCAGTTATGGCCCCACACAACTCGTGGTTTTCTTCTTTTTAAAGACGCATTGAAAGCGCCAGGCATACACACATCACCAACGCTGTCCTTGTTGCCAATTGCTGCTACAAAACACTCAACAATGCCAAGAGAGTCATCCGTGGAAATCTGGCCAGGCATCGCTTTGTACTGAGTTTCAGTAAAGTGTTGAGTAATATCGCTCATAGTTTGGCTTTCTTTAGTTGCAGAACACAATAATAAACGCTAAACAACCAATCGTGGCGCAACAATTGCTCTTAAATTAATTTCTTTTAGTAAAGTCTAGTCAAGATTAAAACCGAGACGACATCTGCAATTGACTGTCATCTGTGGTGGCGAGAGAGGGTCTCCTGGGAATCTGATTTGGAGCCCGTTAATATCAAAAACATCATTCACCGAAATTGATTTTCCATCAAGCAGTCGATGCTCCGAGCGGACCTTGTTGTCTTTTGATGAAATCCACGTTTTTGTCGTAGCTCCAATTTGTTTTGACGCAAAGTAAACGCCAGCATTGTAGGCAGTTTGAGCCTCATGCTCGGCTATTGTTCTTTTCCTTTTCCCTAAAAGATTTATAAAAATTGCAGAAATGGCTGCTTTAAGCATTCCTACCCTGTCTTCGTCATTCGCCAAAGATAAAGCTATAAGAATCGCCGCCGCCAATTCTTCTTTTGTTGTTGTGTTTACTTTTTGCATTCTTTCAATCTGTGCGTCAATGTGTTCTTTTACTTCATCTTGAGACATGTCTACAGGCATTGATGTCGTTTCTTCAATAAGAGAACCCGCATCTGATGAGATACCAGCGATGAGGGGCTTCATGTCTTCTTCAATTTGCTTATTCCAAATATCAACGTCAAATATTGATTCAATATCTAAGGTTCCAGAATTGATTGCTCGTTTCGATTTGGCACCAAAAGATTTTTCAAGTACTACTCTTTGTTGCCTTTCAAATAACCTTTCAAGATTCCTGTCTAAAATTTCAATCCATCTTGAAGAATTTTGTTCAGATTTTTCTTCCCAATTTGCCACTTGTTTGTTTTCTGATTTAAAATTCACAAATGGACCAAAGGCAGATAGGGCGTTAGGAGACGACTGTGTTGCGAGTGCTTGACCTTGGCTTATTTGTTCAGCAGCTAAAGCTTCTCCCATAGTGTTTGGTTTTTCGGTGAAGTCAACTACTTGTGCAGCTATTTCTGGTTGGGCTGGAGTTTCTTGACTTGGCGGCTGACCTGGGGTTTGGCCATCTTGTGCGGCGGGTGGAGCCTGTCCAGCTTGAGCTGCCTGCATTGCTTCTTGTTGTTCTTTTGCGGCTTCTTGTGAATCAAATTTTCTATCGGTATAACCAATAGGAGTGAGGTTTGGATTGGCAAGCATTGCTTGCATTAAATCAGAATCGATTTTGTTTCTTCCAGTTTGTGCTCTGTATTCGTTTCCGCTTATCAGTCCATTTTGATATTCGTCTAAAAGATATCTTTCGCGTTCTTGTTTATAAAGAATCAAAATAGGAACTTCAGATGTGTCAAAATCAATGTAGTGTTCGTCATCAAGCTCATCTAAGCCTCTTCCAATAAGCTCCATATGTGGAAGCATGGTTTCGTTCCAAAAAACTCTGTGTTCTTCGGCGGCATTGCTAAACGTTCTTCCAGATGCATTTCCTATTACTGACTCTGGAACTCCAAAAGATGCAAGAATTTCTTCTTTTGTTATTTGTCGCATTTGAATATAATTTGCGTCTCTTGGGCTAGAGCCGGTATCAACATAATCAACACCCTCATCCGAGGAGACAACAGTAACTGCTCCAGCCCTATTAATGTTTCCCCTAAATCTGCTTCTTAATTCATCTTTGTCGTCGTCGTCGATTTCTCCACGTACAACAAGAAGGCCACCTGGTCGCCCGTCATTTAATAAAAAATTTCTGTTATATATTTTGGAAAGATTTTCAATTTCAATAGCAATCCCAGCCGACTCAAGAGGGGTTAAGGAAAGATATGGGTCTAGCGGATGAGGCTTTCGAATCCAAATAACTTCGCTCGGGGGAATTACTACTTTTGTTCCATTTCGCATATCAACTTCAAACCCAGATACGAATTTTTTTTGGTCTGGTATAGGCGCTGTGTGTTGTGGTGGTAAAAGTTGAAGCCCGATAATGCTTCCGTCTTTTCCGCGTACTTTCTCAATAAAAGCTCCGCGTGTTGACATTAAGAGTTGAGAAGAAAGCCTGTATCGAAAAACAAAAGAGTTTTCACCCATGTTTGACTTCGTGTTTAAAAGGTCAAGAATTTTATTATTTCTGTTGTTTGTTACTATCTTCCCGTCTGGGGAATTATCTTTTCGCAGCATTGCTGGAAGTCGAGCCTGATTTCCGGCTATGGCATCTATACAGCGATTTACCCAGGTAACCTTTGCCATACCTTCGCGGTAGGCGCGTTCAATATCCCATGAATCTCTGTATGGCTTACCAACGTTGCTTGGACTGAAGGCAACAGGTGCGCCTGGTGTAATTGCTGATTTGCCCTGTTGTGAGGAAAGCGATTTGTTACTTCTGGAGTTCCATGCCATATCTTGCTATCAATCCTGTCCTAGTAATAGCCCGAGGGCGCCAGACGTAACCCCGGCTACCATAAATCCCAGGGCAGGGCTAAACATAAAAGCGCCAATGGTATTCATAATTATAAATGAAGCCATAAGCAGATTGGCAGTTCTGGGCCGCGTAAACCATTCTTTTGTTTTTTTCATACTGCTGCCATAATAGTTGATTGCATGTGGTTAAATACTAGTGCTTCAATTACCAAAATAGGACTACCATGACCGACTGGAATAAAGTACTCGCATACCTTGAGCCCAAGCCTCCTGTCTACTGCCCAGAAGAACCTTCATTAACTCAAAAAGTATTTTTAAGAAGCTACTCAATTGAGGGTCTTTTTGGCGGAGCCGCGGGTGGGGGAAAAAGTAGCGCTCTTTTGATGGCCGCTCTTCAGTATGTGGATATACCTGGCTATTCAGCAATTCTTTTCAGAAGAACATACGCTGACCTTGCGCTTCCAGGGGCGCTCATGGACAGATTTAGAAGCTGGATTTCCCTATATGACGATGTGCACTGGAACGCAAACAGTTACGTTGCAACATTCCCGTCTGGCGCCCGGGTTTCATTTGGATACTTAAATAACACAAATGACTATTTGCGCTATAAGGGTTCCGAATTTCAATTTATAGGAATGGACGAGGTTACGGAAATTAGAGAAAGTGACTATCGGTATCTATTTTCTCGTTTGCGTCGGCCTGCTACTGGTGAATTATCAAAGGTGCCATTGCGCATGAGGTCTGCTTCAAACCCAGCACCCAACTGGGTGAGACAGCGTTTTATCGTTGAGGGTCCAGATACTGACCGAATATTTGTTCCATCCATGCTTACAGACAACCCTGGAATTGATGCTGAATCGTATCGTCAAGCGCTTTCTGCGCTAGACCCCATTGAGCGTCGCAGGCTGGAAATGGGTGACTGGTGGGCAACATCTCTAGGAAGTATTTTTGATAGAACAAATTTTGTAATAATCGACCAAAACGAGGTTCCTGTTGTTTCTTCATCTGCTCGGGCTGTTCGTTTCTGGGACCTAGCGGCAACGGAGCCCAGCTTCTCCAACCCAGACCCAGACTACACCGTTGGGACTTTGATGCTTTTTGACCAAGGTATCGCCTACGTGCTTGATGTAAAACGAGCAAGAGTTAAGAATGAAAAAGTTGAACAGCTAATATCTCAAACAGCCTATGAAGATGGACACACTGTTGCAATTAGGATGGAGCAAGAGCCGGGTTCTTCTGGGAAAGCGCTAGTTGACCAGTACGCAAGATATGTTGTTCCTGGCTACGACTTCTCTGGAATTCGCTCTACGGGAGACAAACTAACCAGAGCAAGACCATTTTCGGCCGCTGTAGCCAATGGAAATGTTCGTGTTGTCAGAAATGCCTGGCTGACGGACTGGCTGGATGAATTTTCCTCATTCCCCGAAGCGGGGGACCATGACGACCAGGTTGACTCAGCCGTTTCAGCTTTTACTTATTTGGCCGGTTTGGGGTTGCCGCAACGCAGACAAATGAGTATCATCATCTAAACATAAATACTTACTACTTAGACGGAGGGTTATGAGTACGGGAAATAAAGAATGGGATGAGTCGGTTGCATTTATACGCAAATCTCTCATGGAGCTTGAAAATAATTTCAAAGAAAAGTTTGCCGAGAGTAAGCCAGATTTGGCTTGCGAAGCGATTTCTGATGTTCATCAAATTAAAACAGACATCAGTGGCATCTTCGATTATCTTTCCAAAATGGTCGTCAAGACGCTTGGAGATGTTCCAGAAGTAATTTTGTCAGATGGCACAAAGGTAGAGCAGCGAGCTGGCTCTACGCGAAAAGCATGGAATCATGAAGCTCTTGCAAAAAATGTTGCATCGCGAATCAACGACATGGCCGTTGATATGAATTCAGGAGAAATCGTTATGTCCCCACAAGACATGATTGTGAAAGTTCTCGATTATGCGGCTGTTTCATATTGGCGTGTAAAAGAACTTTCAAAAATTGGAATTTCAGCAGACACTTTTTGTGAAGTAACAGAAGCAGAACCAAACATCATCATTAGGAGGCCAAAATGAGTAACACCTACCAACAACTTTCCGAACCATTTCCACAGGAGATGGAAAGAAAACTCAACAAGGGTGGTGCAGCGCTCACTTACATTCCAGTAAGTGAAGTTGTAAACAGAATGAACAAAGTAATTGGCGTGGGCAACTGGTCGCTTAAAGTTCAAAGCTTTGTTGAAATTGGCGACTCTATTGTCGCTCACGTAACGGTTTCCGCAACAATTGATGGAAGTCAAGTCACAAGAGATGGCGTTGGTGGCCAAAAAATTAAACGCATCAAAGCAACTGGCCTTGCTGTTGATTATGGCGACGAAGTTAAGGGTGCAGTTTCAGATGCGTTTAAAAAAGCTGTACAAACTTTCGGCGTGGGTCTTTACCTTGCTCGCAGTGAAGAAGCTATTGAAATTGAGCAAGTAATGGACGCAGAGCCTCAACAACAAGACGAAAACGTTGCGCAGGTCTGGGATAATTTTGTTGGCATTAGCAAGTCTTTTACAAAAGAACAAAAAACTCAACTTCGCGATACATGGAATGAGTGGTCAAACTCTGCCCCTGTCCCAACACGAGAAACTGTTTCTAGTAAAGATGCTAATTTTTTGCACGAAACAGCAGTAATGGTTGCCTTTAACGCAAAGCAAGAAAACTAATGGAACCGGTTGGCGGTGCTGGTTCATTGCCAGAACATCTCTCTCCGTCTTCAATTGGTTCTTTCCAACAATGTCCGTTAAAGTACAAACTTTCTCGTATTGACAAGATTGCGGAGCCACCAACAAAAGAAACCCTGATGGGAAATTTTGTTCATGAGGTTATTGAAAATCTTTATGGTCTTGAGCCGCATGACCGAACCCTGGCGAGTGCAAAATTTTTGGCCACCAAAATTTGGGCCGATTCTAATTGGGAAGAGAATGTGACCCCCTTTTTGAGGGGTGTTAGTTTGAACGATTTTAGATGGAATAGCTGGTGGTGTATTGAAAATCTTTTCAATATTGAAAACCCTCCTCTTTTGGTTCCTAGCGGAATTGAATATGAATTGAATGGAGAAATTGAAGATGTAAAAATGCGCGGTTTTATTGATAGGTGGTCATTGGAGGGCGAGACAGTGGTTGTCTCGGATTACAAGACTGGCAAAACCCCAAAACCGCAATACATGGGCGATAAGTTTTTTCAGTTAACAATTTATTCTATTCTGCTAGGGCAATTGATTGAAAAAGAATCGTTTAAACTTGAGCTCCTATACCTTAAGGAGGGTGTTAAAAAAACACACATACCAGTATTAAGCGAATTTGAAGAAGCAAAACAAGTAATTACAAAAGTAAAAAAGGAGATTGAAAAATCATATGACAATAACAACTGGGAAGCCATTCCGTCTAGATTATGCGACTGGTGCTCATACAAAAGAACTGTCTGCACTTATTGGAACAAAAAGAATGAACGATGAAGCCTTTGCGCAACTAATTGCCGAAGATGTAAAAAACAAAATCTCTGATTCTCAAAAAGATTATTTGATGCTCCCTCAAAATAGGGAACGCTGGAAACGAGGCCTTATGGCTTTGGCAGAAAATTTGAGCAACCAAATTGACAACATCAATTATGACAAGCAACGAGACATTCAAAGATACATAGAGCTTGGAGATGATGGTGTTGTTCTTCTGGCAGAAGCTGCCTCTGCCTATGAAGTAAAAATTAATAAAATCACTAGATTCAATTTCCACGTAAACAAAAGACTTGATTTCGTTTCTTCACTTGGGGAAGATAAAAGCGCTATTTCAAGAGTTCAGATACTGGAATCAGCTATTGCGACATACCTGCAGGAACGTGGGGACGATGCCGACGACCTTGATGAAGCACTTGAAACAGCTTTGTTGCAAAACAAATTTGTTTTTGATGAACTTGAATCATACTGATGAGATACAGGTCAAAAAAGAAAGAAGAAGAATACAAATTACGTAGGCCGCTTGTTGCAAGACTCCTAGAAGAGAGTCCGTGGTGTCAGGCGTGTGATGTTTTTGCTAAACACGATGGTTTATCTGTTTTTAAAAAAAACAGAAGTCAAGATATTCACGAAATAATTCGACGCTCTCAGGGTGGTTCAATACTTGATGAAAAAAATCTTATGGCCGTATGTAGAAAGTGTCATACGCGAATTGGCAACTATCCCCAACTTGCTTTTGATTTGGGTTTAGCAAAACACAGCTGGGAACGTTGATTTTTGACATAAAAAAAGCACCCCATCCGCAATGAATGGGGTGCCTTATTTATTAGAAAGTCTAATTAGCCTTCAACTACAGTGAATGCTACTGTCATGTTTGAACCAGCAGTGCTGGAACCGACAGCCGATACATCAAGACTCACCAAATCGCCTTCTGCGAATTGGACTGTGCTTGTTGAAACAGCAGTTCCACCAGACGAAGCCACCGAGGACACGTTTGTGTTCGTTTTTGCGTATGAGAATGTTGTGGTTGAACCTACAGCAGTGATTGTGTGAGTGCCATCGAATGGCTTGCCTACACCGGACACGGTAACAACATCGCCCACCTTGTAGCCGTGTGCTGCTGTCGTAAGTGTTGCCACGTTGCTCGTTAGGGCTTTGTTTGTCACGGCATAGGATGCTGTGTTCAAAGCGCCTGCATCCGAAGTTCCAGCGGCAGCAATCGAGAAAGCTGCTGCTACTCCAGAACCAACTTTAAGGTCTGCGGTAAGTGCCGAACCTACAGGTGCTGTGGTTACGGCAACATAAGCGCCAGTGATTTTGCCAGAAAATGGCATGGCCATTGTGACGATGCTGCTGGTGGCTAATCCGCCAGCAATGTTCATTGTGATGGTTGTTGGGGCGAGTACTGCTGTTGACATATTTTCTCCTATATAGAAATTGGGTACGACAAAAGTATACATTCTCAAACTTAATTCACGGATAGCTTTTTAAAAAAAAAAGTTAGTTTACAATTAACACTTTCAGTATTTATTGCGGGAGTAATGTAGTAATCCTTAGGACCGTTATAGGTGTGAGAGCCGGGTGCACAGGGCAACGTGCGGCACCCGGTTCTTGCGTCTTTTTTTTTATGTGCTATCAACAACTATTTACCTGACTCAATAATTCTCAATGCTAATCTAAAAACATCTAGCCATTTCTAAGAGAAGAAAGGCAGGTGGTCCAAGTTCTAGTGATGGTAAAACATCACAGCAAAATATTTGGAATTTTCGCTCAATTCCAATTAATGCGCCCGTCAGACCCGAACAGGTCTGGCGGGTCTTTGCTTTATGGGTAAGATTTCGAAGTGTCGTTTGAAAGAATTCTCGGTCTCGATTTATCTTTGACTTCGACCGGGTATTGCCATAACGGCAATTCGGGATTAATCCGTGTCAAAAGCAAGCAGGAATTAAGACTTCTAGAAATAAGTTCACAAATAATTGATATATGTTCTAATTTAAAAATTGACCTTGTTTCAATTGAGGGATATTCATTTGGTTCTATTTTTTCTAGAGCTCACTCAATTGGAGAACTTGGTGGAGTCGTTAAATTAAGTTTGTTTAATGCAAAAATTCCTTTTGTGGTTATACCTCCAACCTGTAGGGCGAAATTTGCCACTGGAAAAGGTAACTCAAAAAAGATTGATGTCATTGAGGCTATTAGTCAAAAGACTAATATTGATTTTTCTGGCGCCGGAGGAGATGATAGGTGTGACGCCTGGATTCTTGAAGAAATGATTTTGACAAAGATGGGTAAATCAAACTACACTTGGGACAAAGAAAACCTTGATGCTTTTAAAAAAGTCGACTGGGCCATACTAGGAGAAACACAATGAACAGAAGCGCCCCAATTAGCCAGGTTGATATTGAAGAGGAAATGTTGAGATTGTTAGAAATGCTTGAAAGGGAAACAGAAGCTTTTGAACAACTTTCAATTGATGCGGCAAAAAAAGATGCAGCCTATAAATCCGAATGGGCAAAACAATATCTTTCAGCTAAGGGACCAATTAAAGAGCGCGAATCTTGGTCGGACTACAAAACAGAAGGACTTCTTTTGGACACAAAACTTGCCGACGGTTTGGTTAGAGCAAAAAGAGAAAAATTGTTGTCTGTTAGAACAAGTATTGATGCATTGAGAACACTTAACGCCAATGTTAGGGTGCAGGTAAACTGATGAAACAAGCAACGTTTTCTTCTGTGAAGTTCACGGAAATATCTGGTGCTCCATGGAGAACAACGCACCTCCTCAAACCAGACCTTAATCTTTTGTCTCAATCAATTAGTGAGTACGGAATAATTAGTCCGATTGTAGTCCAGAAAAAAAACATGCAGATTATTGACGGCTACCATCGCTGGCTGGTCTGCGCAAAAGACAAAAAAATTCAGAAGACGCTAGGGGGGGTTGTCCCTGTCGTACTCTTTGATGTAGACAATATTGATGCAATGGTTATGCACATAAGGCTGAATCGAGCAAAAAGTCAAATTGTCGCAAAATATATGTCAAGTGTTTTAAGAGATATCGCTTCTAGTAAGAAATATTCTATTTTGGAAATAGAAGAACTTTTCAATATGAACATGCTCGAATTAGATTTAATGCTTGACGGCTCTCTTTTGAAAATGCGCAAGATAAAAGAACATAAGTACTCAAATGCATGGGTTCCAATTGAAGCACCAGCGGGTACTGTAGACAACGTTGTCCTAGAGAGACCACCAAACGAAGACCGCTAAATTTTTCTCATTTATGGTGTAAAATCAAACAGAGATTGTCTGCTGCGAGGTTTATATGCCAATACCAAATAATTCTGTTGATTTAGAGGTCCCAACTCCAACACGGCCCGAATTGGCCGGAGGTGGTCGTCCATCATGGTGGAGAAGGGCAACCGCATATGGTTTAAACAGAATTGCAGATGCATTAGAGGGAACTCGTCGTACTCCTGTTGGCGCTGGACGTGCGCTGGCTAGAGAGCGTCGCAACCTTCGTCTTAGCCGCACATAAACGTAAGGCGTACATGAATGACAGCCAATAGACTTGTAGAAACATCCGACCTAGTCACGTATATGGACATATCTTTGAGTTTGCGTCAGCAGGATGCAGCCGAATTTGTCCTAGATGGCCTTCAGAGCGAGCTTGAGGCTTTTTTGCGTCGACCGGTTACGGTTCAAGAAACTGTTGAAACTCATGTTATTCCAAGTTATTTTCAAGGGGTTCCGGCTACTTCCTTCTTTTATGACAAATCTTTAGACACAACAGATGATGGAATTAATTACATACAACCATCTGTAGTTATTTATCTCAGAAACACTCCAGTGGTTTCCGTTTCAAGTGTAAAAATAAAAAGTCTTGCCGACTCTGGTACTTTTTTATCTGAAGCTCAAAGAAGAATAGCCACAATTACAAACGCGGTTCAATCTGGTACTTCTGTTACTTTTACTGCCAATGCGCACGGATTCAAAATAGGTCAATTGGTATCAATCCCCAGTATTGTTCCAACAACATTTAGGGCAAGCGGGAAAAAAATATTATCTGTATCGGCAAATACCTTTACCGTTGGTGAGTATTCTGGAAATCTCGGTGCTTTTGTATCTGGTGGTGAAGTAACAGCAACAGGCAATGATTATACGGTCCATCGCTATGGACTGGAGCTCTATAGAGGGTTTCCGAACGATGAAGTTGAAGTTTCTTACAATGGCGGCCTGGATGGGGATGAAATAAAAATGTTCAAGTTGATGATACTGAGGGCTGCAACAAGAGAAATGCAAAACATGCATGACGACGTTGTTGGCGTAAAAGATTTGAATCCTAGAAATGTAGCAATAATGGAGACGGGTTTTACAGAAAAAGAATTACTCGCCCTTCGTAGGTACAGGCGACGAAGGATTTAATTATGGCCACATTACAAATTAAGATTGATGGCGTAAATAAAACCGTCGAACGATTGGCGAGTATCGGTGCTCGCGGTATTAATTTTACTCCAGTGCTTTTGAAAGCTAAAGCAGACCTACTGCTTGCCAACGCATCAAACTTTACAACAAACGGTTTGCTTGTTGGTGGCTGGAAGCCGCTTGACGCATCATATGCATCTTGGAAATCAACACGATTCCCCGGAGCTCCAACAATGGTTCAAACAGGAAAATTGTTTAATAGTCTTACATCGCAGAATGCCGCTTTTTCAACAATGACAAACACATCACTCACTCTCGGAACAAATGTTGAATATGCAAAATTTCATCAATATGGAACAACAAAAATGCCAAAAAGAAAAATTGTATTTGAACCAGCGGGATTTACAAAAAAAGTAAACGAAAACGCTGTGTCATGGATGGCTAATGGGGACATAGTTTAATGCCAGCAGAACTGATGTATGGCGCCTACTATGCTAAAGATTTTATAAACTCTTATTTAAAATCTGATATACCAAAACGTTTAGTTCGTTATAGAAATGGCTGGTCTCTTGATGACCTCACTTTGCCAACCCCGATTGAATATTTGACTTTTGAACCCCTGGCTCTCGATGTTTGGCCAACGATTATCACCGTGGCTATTTCAACTAAGAAATTTGAGAGAACCGGCTATGACGGTAGCGACCCTGATTATCGGGTTATATACGGCATGAGAACCTACGTGTGGGTACGGACCGAAGGTTCTCAGCAAACTACAGAAATGCGCGACCGTCTGACAACGATTGTGCGTTCAGCTCTTATGGATTACCCATGCCTACAAAGAGCTGGTGCTGAGCGGGAAGCAATGGTTGAGGAAACTACTTTATCTGAAGAGTTTTCTGATTTAACCCTATTGAAGGGCGACAGAGTTTTGGCTGGAGCGTATATCGGCTATGACCTTGTTTTGAATGAAGTCGTCGCTAGAGAAAATATTGCAGAAGAAGCTTTGCAATATCAATTGACAATTGGGCAAAATGCCCTTAATTCATCTATTACTAATTACACAAACGCCGCAAGTGTTATTGTGGAGCCAGCGGAATAAATTGTGGAGTAGAATGGACATCGAATACTTTAAAAGCCTTGATTCAGCTGTTGAAAAAGCCCCCTCTGAAATGAAGGGCCTAATTCAAGTATTGAACGTATCTGGTTCAATACTCCATATTTTGGACGGAAGATATTTGAGGACTATGAAATATGCGTTTGTAAACCCGAATAATACACGAATACAAAATTTAATAAAATTAAAAAAAATTCAAGGTATACCTTTCCGCCTAGAGGCGGCGAGTAAGAAGAAAAAAGAAACAAAGACTGCAGAGGTTTCACCTCCTGTTGTCAATAAGTTGAGCGAGTTAGAAAATTTAAAAAATCTATTTGAAAACCCATCAAACAAAGAGCCTAGTGAATAAACGTTCGCCAAAAGAGTGTGTTGCTTTAGTACACTCTCATTAGTCTCATAACAAATAGTTCCTTTATTAAATGGGACGGAGGAAACAATGCCAGGTATTATTGTCACCACAGGGGTTCGCACGGGCCCAACAAATGCACAGACTGCTGCGACCGCAACTATGTTCGTTGCGGGTATCACAACTCGTGGTCCAGATGGAACTGCGCATTTGGTTACCAGTCTTTCTGATTTTGAAGACATTTATGGTGGCTACACCTCTGATGGTTTTGTTCACCAAACAGTTGAAACCTTTTTTGAAGAAGGTGGCTCACGAGCCTACGTTTCAAGAGCAGTCGAAGTTGCAGCAGCAGAGGCATCGGGAACACTAGTAACAAGTGCAGGTGCAACTTGTGTGAACCTTCTTGCTTCTGGTGTGGGAGGGTGGGCAAACACTGTAGCTCTGACTGGTGGTCTTAGCGCATCGGTTGGATACGTTACCGCAACAGGATTTAAAACACAAATTAGACTCAATGGTTCTGTTGTGTTTACATCATCCACGCACACATCTTCTGCTGATTTGATTGATGAAATCAATAACAGTTCAACAGCGGCTCTTTATCTAACAGCATCAGCTGGTGCAAACTCAGGAGTTCCTGTTGGAACGACTGCTGGAACCGTAAGAAGCTTTGCTTCTGGAACAGACGGCAACTCGCCATCCGACTCAGAACTATCAACAGCACTTGGTTTTTTTACTTCGAACCTTGGCCCAGGAGCAGTTGTTGTTCCCGGACACTATGGCTCAACACTGAGAACCGCATTAATTAGTCACGCTGCTGACAACAATAGAATTGCTTTGATGTCTTTTGATAAAGACGAAACAGTGTCCAATGCAATAGCAGATGTGACAAATTATTCTGGCGAAGACAATTCCGAGTTTGCTGCATTCTTTTATTCATGGGTAAAGAAGCCAAATGGCAATTTGACGATGGTGGTACCACCAGAAGGTTATGTTGCTGGAAAGCGAGCAAAAGTTCAAAATCAGTTTGGTTCTTGGAACCCATATGCTGGTGAAAGAACAGAAGCATCGTATGTTACGAGCACTTATCAAAATATTTCAAAAGCAGATGCCGACCTTCTTGATGCTGGTTCAATTAATCCAATTCGAGTAATCAACGGAACAGTTCGCGTCTATGGAGCTCGTTCTGCTTCTGACGATACGGACAATTTCCGCTTCATTATGGCTCGCGAAGTTTTGAACCAAATCACCTATGAGGCTGAAGCAGAACTTGAAAACTTACTGTTTTTGCCTATCGATGGCAGAAGAACCACTTTTGCAAGGGTGGGCGCAACACTTGTTGCAATCATGGACAGAATCCGTGTTGGTGGAGGCCTCTTTGAGGCATTCGATGCAAACGGAAAACAGCTTGATTATGGCTACACGGTTGTGGTGAATGATTCAATCAATCCACTCACTCAACTTGCCACTGGTACCATCAAAGCAAAAATTGGTGCAAGAGTCTCTGCAGTTGGTGACACAATTGAAGTAGAAATTACAAAATCCAACCTAACGGCTTCGTTAGTATAGGTTCACGGAGGAATATATGGCCAGTAATAAATTAGCTCAAAGACAAATCATTGCGGAAATTACACCCATAGCTGGTGATGTAACCGGACCATCTCTTTCTGGTTTTTTCGCTCAGATTTCTGGTGGCGAAATAACAGCAGCTGTAGAAAAAATCTACGTTGGTGGGGAGCCGTTCCCAGAAGTACTTTGTGCTCCTTCGGAAGTTGGGGACATTACTCTCACGAAACATTACGACACTGACATGAGAACCATTATCCAAGGAATCAGAACCAAGGTTGGTAGAATTTATTACACAATTAAGGTTTATGACACAAACTGCGACCTTGCAGACAAACAGTCAGAGCGCGTATATTCAAAAGCTCTTCTGGTTGGCCTGTCAGAGCCAGAAGGCGATGCTTCTTCTGGCGCCCCAGCAACAATTGCGTTAACATTTGCAATTTCTGGCGCACCAAGCCAAGCATAATAATAATTGTTGACATCCGCTATTAGCGGATATATTTTGCTAGTGTCTCATCTATGAGCAACACATTCTACGAAGAATCAAGCAACATATCACGTCAAACCGAAGCACTTGAAGAAAGTGACAACGTCCTTGACCAGCTTAAGGCTGTTATTGAGAAAAACGTAAAGCGTCCAGATATCCTTCTGAACGTACCAGAGCGCCCAGGCGTCACATTGTTGATTAGCCCGAACGTCACGCAGAACCAAATTAAGGCGTGGCAAAAAAACTCAGGCATGGATTCAAAAAACGGAATCGATGCAACAAAGTTTGCATGTCAAGTTATTGGCAATACAACTCAGGGAATCTTTTTGAATGGAGAAGAAGTTTTTGAAAATGGAAAATCTCTTGGTTTTGCATCTCCATCAATTCTTAAAATGACCGGAGCAGCAAGGGCTTTGCCAGACGCAGTACAAAAGTTTTTTGGTCTTGACCCCCACGTTGAAGCTGCTGCTTTGGCAATTATCGATGCCGCCGGATATGGCGACACTGTTGAGCAACAAGAAAACCCTACGAAGCAGTCCTAGACGAGTTAAGTGAAGACACGCGAGTAATCACCGCGGCACGCCTAGGCGAGGTGTTTGGGACTGACCCAGTCCAACTCTTGAACTGCACCGTTGAGGAATGGGTTATTAGGCTTGCTTGTGCTAAAGTTGTTCAAGAAGACCGTGAAGCTGCTGAGAGAAAATCTCAGGGTTACTGACGCGTACTAAAATAACTGGGATAATAGGTCATGGCTGACGAACGTGTAAGTATAACTATTGACATTGATGTCAAAGATTTAAAAAACATTCTTCTTACCACGTCTGCCCTTAAGGGTCTTGATACAGCAGCAAACAAAACTTCAAACAGAATCAATAAGCTGACTGGCGCAATAAGCGCACAAAACATATCGATGGTGCGAGGCTCAAAGGGCTCAACCATGTTTACCCGCCAATTAACTCTACTTGAAAAAGTTGGTGGCAAAGTCATAAAACGCGCACGAATGGTGATGTTCGCAACAATTGCCATGGTGGCAGAATTCGCCGTTGCCGCGCTTACCCTTGCCTCGGTTAATGCTTTATTTGTTGCTGGCCAGGTGGTAATGAAAGCATATAACGTCGGTATGCAGGCTTTGGCTGGAACAGTTGCGGCTTTTGGTGCCGCGGCAATCGCAGCAGCTGCGGCTTTTCAAGAATTTCAAGCGGCTCAATATCAGTATAGATACAAAGACTCTAAAGAGGTTGGGACAGCATTAGACCAATCTAGCTTTGCCTTGCGCTCGCTTTATAAAGACGCAACTCTCGCATCGTTTGGAATGACTGGACTTTCTGGAGCTTTTGCCGCAGTAAGCAAACAGAGTGCGTTCACTCCAGCAACCAAAGCGGCACTTAAGGCTATGGCGGATTTTGCCGCAGCAAGCGGCGACCCACAAAAAAGCCTTGCCGCAGCAGCAAATTTTGTCGGCCTCATGCAAAAGAATGCAAAATTTAGTCAAGAAACACTTGCTGCCGCATCTCAAATAAGTCCAGAGTTTGAAAAAGCTTTTAAAAAGGGTGGTTATTCAAGCGTAAAGAAATTCATGACCGACCTAACTAGTGGAAAACTAGCAACAGATGCCGGAGTTGCTGGTCAGGCAGATGCGGTTAATAAAACACTTTTTGCCCAGTTTAAGGGAATGATATCTCAAGGGTTTGTAGAGCTATCTGATGTTGGTATTCGTATTTTAGAGCCAGTCAAAAAAGCAATGCATGATATTTTTCAGGGACTCTTACGAACATTTAGAAGAGTAAGTGGTGACCTCGTTGGTTTTGGAAAAGGACCTTTATTAAATTCGCTTGTTTCATTCACCTATCGAATTGAAGAATTTACAGTGATGTTATTCAGAAAGTTCCTTCCGGCAACTGAAGGTTTTTGGAAGCGAACTACCAGAATTTTTACAGGATTAAAAGTTTATTTTTATGAAGTAAGAGACGCTTTGGATAAATTGCGTGACGGTGGAAGTATTGTAATTAAAACTTTTGGAAAACCTTTGGTTGATATTTTTAAACAAATTGGGCAAAGCGCAAAAAATGTTGGGGACTTAGCTAAAAACAATCGAGAAAATTGGGAAAAATTTAGTGCCGCAATCTCCAGATTCGTCGAAGGTTTTTTTGATTTGTCAAGAGGGTTTAAAACTGCCTTTGATGCTGCTTTACCAATAATAAGTTTAATGGTTAAATTTGTGGGTCAATTAATGTCTCTCGTTGGACAGCTTCTTGGTGGAGCAGGAAAGCTGGGCGGTATTTTTGGCAATATTGCTGGCGCTGCTGCAACAATCGGTATTGGTTTTACCGCCATGAAAGGACGTCGCGCAGCAAGATATGGTACCAACAAAATGCTTGGATACACCCAATCTGGTGGACAGGTACCTATGTCTGAAGAAGAGTTAATTTATAGCGGAATTGATACAGGCAATCTTGCAGCAATGGAACAATCCCCGTTTAGTGCTTTAAATAGAAGCCCAATATCACGAGTTGTTTCTGGAAATATGGCGACTGGCGAAACCGCGGCAGACACCGCAGCATCCGGAAGCATGACCACCTCAGGCCTGGCTGAAAAATTCGGAGATTTGGATAAAATCGGCAAAGCGATTTCTCCTATTGGAAAGGGAAAAGGAAAAGGTGGAGTAGCACAAGCCCTAAGTGGCGTAGCTGACGCCATAACTGCGAATACGGTTACGGTTAATGCAAATGTGGTCAACGTCAATCGCTCAGGTAAGGGCGCTGGCGCCACGCCTGCTGGTCAAAATGTTGCCCCAACGGTTGGTAGAGACCCAAAAACTGGAAGGTTTGTAAAATTACAACAAGACATAACACAGATTCCAAGTACTGGTGAATTGGGAGCAGATATTTTTCCACAGCCAAATGTTCCTGGTGGAGGGCCTCTAAATAGAAGACAAAGATTGAAAAATTTCTTTAGAAATAATTTTAGCAATACTTCTTCACCTCCTGTTATGAATCCTCTTACTGGAGAAATGAGAACAACTGGGGCAAGCAGGGGTCAAAATATTAAAAATTATTTTAAAAACACAAAAACTGCCCAACAAATAAATTCCGTTAAAAATTTTAAAGGCGGTGGGTTTTTAAAAAATGCTGGAAGAACGTTTTTGCTTGGAAGTGCTGGTCTTTCTCAAAGTCTTGATGCCGGAGTAGCGCCCCTTGATGGTACGGGCGTTACTGGAGCGATGCCAGGTGGAGGCGGTCCGGGTGGTGTTGGTGGCAACCCGAAAGGATTTTTTGCTAGGGGTGGATTGAAGGGGGCTGCTGGAAGATTTGCTTTTGGCCCGCAATACGCACCAGGAAACAACATAGGTTTTAAAAATAGATTTCAACAGTTTGCAGGTATGGGAAAAGAAAGCAAATTTGTAACATCATACAACAATGCCAAAAATGCCGCAATGGCTTCAGGTAAAGGTTTTGGGAAAATAAAAGGTTTGAAGGCTGGAGTAAAAGGAAGCCTAAGCGGAATGGGAATGATTGGCGCAATGGCTGCTAGTCAGGGAATAAGTTTTCTTCAAAATAAAGGTATTGTTTCTGATGAGGCTGCTCCAGGAATGCAGCTTGGCGCATCTATAGGGGCGATAAACCCAATGCTTGGTTTGGCTGTTGGTGCGGGTATGACCGCACTAAGCTCAAAAACTCGCAAGGGCGGAACTTTGGCAGGTGCAGCAAGCGGCGCAGCTCTTGGAAGCATGATTGCTCCAGGAATCGGAACAATAATTGGTGGCGCAATAGGTGCTGGTGTTGGGTTTGTTATGGCTGGTAGAAATCAAGCAAAAATGGCCAAACAAGCAGCAAAAGCGGTTGGCGATAAAGGGCTGTTTGCTATTGCTAGCGCAGCGGTAAAAGGAATATCTTCGGGTACTTCAAAGCTAGCCCGAGAGCAGGTGTCAAAATTTCAAAAACTTTCTGGTGATTTCGGAAAAGCTACCACAAAAGAAGAAAGAGCCGCCCTTCTTAATCCATATAAAGACATGCTTGGCAAAAATGAGTTTGATTTAATGACTGGAAAAAATTCTACCGACGCTGCTGAACAGTTCAAAAAAACAGCCAAAGACATGGGCAGAGTTACAACTCCAATGTTTAATCAATTCGATGATGTAATGAAGTCTTTAAGACTTTCGACAGGTTTGAGCAGTGATGCGATTTTTGAATTAGCAATGGAAAAAAATGTTAATTTATATGATTCAACTCTAAAACTCAGTGACATTACCGAAAAACTTGGAAAAGGTATGGTGAGAACTGCGGACCAGTTTTCTGCTGCAATAAGAGATGTATCAATAGCTGCTTCGAGCGTTTTTGCGGATTTCAAAGCAGAAAAAGGAATGAAAGACGCACTTCAAGGTGCTTTTGAGACCCTAGCAGGTGGTGATAATTCTACTGATGCATTCGCTGATTTTGCCGCCAAAAGATTGGACTTTCAAAACACGGTCAGCCCAAATAGTCCAGTTATGAATATGATAAATAGCTTGCAGGGTTTTGGTATTGGTGAGAACACCGGAAAGGGTACCTTCTTCCAACCAGGGGGAATACTTTCAGGTACCACAATGAACAAAGACACTACAACTCAGTTTGCGGAATTTGGAAACAAACAAATTACTGGTGCTAGTTTTGAAATGGCCAGTCAGCTTGGTTCTATGATAACTGGGGCTGGCGCTCAATTTTCTGATGCTGACCAGGGAAGAAAAGGACTTGAGAATTTAATTGCCGGATTAATGAAATCTGCTGCTGGTGGCGACGAAACTGCATTAGCAAAATTGAACACCTTGGAAAATGATTTATTGCGAGGAACTGCTCTTACTGGCAAAACACCCGCTCAGGTACAGGAGTACATCACCAAAAATTTTGGTCCGAACGCAATGGCGAGTTTTGGCTCTGGTAACAAACTCCAAGAAGAAGCCTCTGGAAAATACGATGATGCATTTGTTGATGCCCTCACAGCCGAGCAGGCAATACTCCGCAATGAATTTTTAAATGCGATTCAAACAGGATTTTTTGACAAACAAGGAACCCCACAGTGGTGGAACCAAATGCCAAATTGGTGGGCTGAAGGCCTAAAGATAGAGGGCGGCAAAATAGTTCCAGCGGACACAAGTAGTCCCAGAGGGGGGCGTGTTGGTGACACATCGGTTTCAAAAACACTTAATAGAACAATGTCTCGTCACAGTCAGTTCGATGGAATGTTAACTGGCAAGCGAAAAATAACTAGCGCATGGAGAGACACAAACCTTGGTTCACCTAGTTCGGACCATGTCACCGGAAAAGCATATGACCTCACTGGTCAAAATTTGGGTCAGTATTCTTCACTAATTAAAGCCGCTGGAGGTTTTGCTGAGTTCCACGGAGCCGCGGGAACACGCCATTTGCATGTGGTCCCACCAGCCGGACCAATGGGTGATTCAAGTATGGCAAAAGTTGCCGCTGTCACCAATGGAACATCATATGGTCCAGACAGCGGAGACAACATAACCATAAATGTTTATGAGAGCGTAAATGCAAAAGTGACAGCACAAGAAGTCGCCAACAAAATTGCTGAAATGCAACGCAACTATAGGCAACGGTCTTGATATGGCTATAACTATTTCCGGTAGGTCTGTTTCTGATGTGAAACCAGATATCACTCGCATTCAATCAAATGCGATTATAGATAACAACAATTTTGTTTCAGGGGTTGAAAGAACCATGAGACAAATTTCTGCCCCTTTATGGGAATACGCTTTTTCGATTTCGCCTGGCCAGGTAAATCAAGAGGGCTACGGTGTAAGTTTTAACGAAATTGAGAGACCCTATTCAACCCCCATTGTGGACATAGTTGGTGGTAAATCTTTGCGAGCTAGTTTCGAATTTCCTATTGTTCCAAGGAGTTCAGCTAACAAAGAAATTTTTGACGGTTTCTTTACTAGTGTGGATAACGAAATTTTGCTTCTTCAAGAATTTGCAAACTATGCCGTGCCAGTTCAATTTAACAATATGCATAAAGCGCTAACTACTCCCACCTGGTACATTGACAATGTTTCTTTTAATCATTCTCGTTTAACAACTATCGGAGAAACTTCTCAAGCAATTTGTACCATGTCGCTAATAGAGTTTAAAACTCGCAACAAACGTTTGATTTTATTGCCCAGATTTTCTTATGGAAAACTTCCTGCAAAAGAAAAAAAAGATGGTGAAGATATCAAACCTCCTGGCAAGGACGCTGTTGAGGATGCGTTGAAACAATTAAGACTTGCGGAAATTGAAGCAACAAAACGTGCCGCAACAACTGGGGCCAAAACTGGAAGACTCGACCCCTTTGACGTGTTTAAACCATAATGGCTAATAGATATTTTTTAGAGTATCCATCCGCTCAGGATGCAGGTATACCAGAAGCTGACGTCATTGAATATGGGAACATAAATCTTTTAACGCGTCCTATTGTAAGACTTAAAAATGGTTCAATTAAGACCATTTTTTCTATTGGCATTGGTGAAACTATAAGTGATGGAACTGTTGTTCAGGTCCTCATTCCAAGCGTCAGTGATGATGGAGTTGAACTGAACGGTGTAAGTGCAATACGGCTCTACGAGCAAACTGGTAGACACCTAGGGAAATTCATATCAATAGCTGTATCAAATAAGTATGCAAAAGTATTAAGTGCAAAAGAATTAACTAGGTACAACCTAACAATCAAAAATAACCCCCTAGCCGGAAGTGGTGACTCTTATGTTCCCGTTGAGCAACTTACTGATTCTACAAAAAGAAATCTGGGCGGAATTGTGCGACTTGCTGATTTACCAAATGAGCAAGCGCAAGAAACATTTGCACAATCATTGATAAGCGTAAGCATTAGCTACACAATGGATTTAACTTCCGAAATATCTATTGAGCTTGTTGATACGGACTATAGAATGTTTGAGTCAAACTATTTTGTTTTAAAACGAGACATTATTTACCGTGGTCGTCAGTACGAAATTGCTTCAGTTTCTGTTGGCCCGGGTAGTGGTGGAAGTCCATCCATATCTTTAAAATGCAGAAGCAAAGCTATCCAAAGAATGAAAAGAGATAAGCTACCAGGCTCAGTTGTTGGTGGTTCCGGTTTTGAATATGCGGTGAATGCTGCAAGAAAGTTTGGAATGCAGTTTGTCGGTCAAAAAACCAGCAAAACCAAATCTACATTCAAGGCTCGAACTGGAGACGGAGAGGAGTCTGTTTGGGATGTTTTAACTAGAACTGCTGGCGATAATCAGTTTGTTATTTTTGAAGTAGACAACACTCTCGTATACGCATCTCATGAATTTCTTCTTTTTAAATTTGGATTATGGACTAAAACAAATGTTACTCCGGCAGGTGTTTTGACGAACCAAAATTTTATTCCGCTTCTTTATATGCCTGGTTTTACACCTCAATTCTTAGCTAAGGAATTCTTGAATGTTGACACCACAGAAAACATGTTTGAGCTTGAAACATGGCCAGACCTAAGCTCGTCTGATAACGACCCATTAGCGGCCGAGGGTTCATGTAATGTTTTAATGCCAAATGGAGGACTTCTTCGTCCAGGCCACACAGTTCTTGTCGGTCCATACCCTTCATATTTTTTTGGAGCATACCTGATAACTGAAGTTTCTTTTAGCGAAGCATCACCAAACTCTGCTAGGATTTCATTTAGAACTCCTATTGAGCCACTAAATCAAAAGAACTTGCCTATTAAACCAAGAACTGGCACTCAGCCCGCCCTTACCCTTGGTCCTGGGTATATCAGAACTGGCAGTAGTTCGAATTCTCAAACAGGTAAGAGGGAGTTTTAATGTCTGACATGTTTGACAGAACTTCAAGGTTTGGCAACTCGGCAAAAGCATCTTCTCGTCGTCCGAAGCCAGGTGGACTCTATAGGGGAACGGTTACGCGAGACAATGGAGGAATTTTTGTGCTTGTGGCCTCGGTAAATCCTGCTGCCCCATTCGGACCATGCACTGTTTTTGGGCCTTATCCCAAAAAAGACGATGTAGTTTTGTGTGCTTTCCTTGACAATAAGTTTGATGAATTAGTCGTAATCGGAAAAGAAACCAAAACTAAAGTATTGAAAGATGTTGATACTCCGACCGCCAACACAGATGGAAGTAATAAACTATATGTTGATACAGAAATAACGACACTTAAATCTTACGTTGACCAGCAGATTGCGAACCTATAGATAATTATGAACACAATTAAATTTCCAATTACTTTTGACAAAGGAAGAATGTCTGTATTACAGGAGGGCACTAGGCCCTTTTATGCTCAAATTGTTGCGCTCGCATGCAGGATTGAAAAAGGTGAATTGATACTTGAGCAGACATACGGTGTCAAAGATGGCACATTTGGAAAATTTCGAAAAAGTGAACTTCTTTATTCTATGAGTACTTTTTGGCCAGAAATTAGGCTCACAACTATAGACCAATCATCAGCAGACAAAAATGGCGTTTCTCGTCTTGTTGTAGATTTTACGTTTGAAGGAAACTAGTATGGCATCACCAGATTTTTCAAGTTACATTGACCTCACAATAAACGACCTTCAACCAGGAGATATCTATGACGAAGCAATTGACTATGGTCGAATCTCTTTGCCAGAATTTTCTCCTAGGGCTGGAACTATAGAAGACGCAGTTCTTCAGGCAACCTCATATGTAGCAGCCGAGGCGATATCTAACATAAATAGACTTCCGGATGGCCTAATGGAGGGAATCCTTAGGTTTATGAATATTCTTCGCATTGAAGCTTCGTTTGGTTCCGCGTCTGTTCAGTTCACTGTTTCAAATCCAGAAGAAATAGTTCCATCTGGAACAATAGCTGTTTTTGAAACAACAGATGGCGACGTAAGAGTTCAGTATCCCTTTGAACTACTTACAGAAGTCGTAGCGGAAGAAAACGAAACAACAGTAGTTGGAATTATGACTTCTCAGATTCCAGGAATTCTCCCATCAATTACACCCGGAACACTATTATCACTTTCCCAGCCAAGCTCTACGGTTTTATCTGCAGCAACGGTTGGTTTAGTGACGCAGGGTAATAGAGCAGAAACTCAAACAGAATATTTTTCAAGGGCTACGACCATACTCGAAACTCTTTCAGCAGTATTGGCCACATCAAGACAAGTTGAGAATTATATTCTAACCACATACCCAGATGTATTTAGATGCAAGGTGTACGACCTTACAAAAGCCGCGGTCTTTGAGGCATCAGCAAACCAGCTCAATGCAGAAAAAACTGGATTAAATTCAGTTGTTTCCACCAATCAATCATTTATAACAAATGTCCAGGAAATAATGGATGCTTCTGCGTCACAAACAACATTGTTAAGAATAGTAAGTCCATCCCTGTCTGGAGATACATCATTTTTGTCTTCGGTTCCGTCTGGTCATTATGTATCTTCTTCAAGTGGTAGTTCCAGTGTTAGCTACACCGATGTTGTAAGCGCAAGTGGATTCTCTGGGCCAGTAGATGTTATAGCTATGGACTCTTTAGAATTTGGCAATATTGGAAGTGACGCTGGATTTTTTACAGTTTTTGTTTGCGATAGAAATGGTTTACCACTATCTAAAACTTTAAAAAATACAATAAAATCCGATGTACTATCTAAAATTACCGCAGGTTTGTCTTGCGAAGTTCTTGATGCATTTCCAGTAGAATTTGATTTCACCGTAACTATCTCGGTTCTGGAAGAGTTTGGAGCTAGCAGTGTCGCCACAGAAGTGAGCTCGGCTTTAGAGAGTTTTATGTCTCTGCCCGGATGGCCCAACTTTGAACAGACTTTACGAATTTTCGATGTTGTTGTTAGGGCAAATAGAGTGCCTGGTGTTTCTTATGTTTATAGCGTCGTTAGTGCGCTTTTGGATAGTAACGATGGTGCGATGGCTGGTAATGAGCTTTTGGCAAACACTGTTACCGATGGGACAACAATAACTGGTTACGATATTCTTTACGCTGGAGTAATCCCAGTTGCATCCGTAGAAGTGGTCGTGGTCTAATGGCTGTTCGTTCTAGATTAAATAACTCTCAATCTTTTTTAACCTCTTTCAACGCAAACGATAAATGGACTGCAGAAAATTGCTCTATTGAGATTGATGGTAATTCAGAACTTTATCCTGGTGGCGATTATAAACAGGTTAAGATGGTTTTAAATCAAGGGGCATCTTCGTGTTTTTTAGACCTTGATGTAGTAACTCTTGAACCTGATGATTTTTTTAGACCTATAATTTTTTTAAGTGCAGTAAAAATGGAAAGTGGTGGCGCTGTTTTGGCAACACTTCAGAGCGTTGAAGAGTCAGACCCATCTATTTCTCAAACTACACTTATAGTGAATTCTTCTACTTCGGTGGTTAATGCAGAAGGCGTTGAATCACCGCAGTGGAATATTTTGCGCACAAACCCCCTTTCGTTTACTGTAGAGTCCGGAGTTCCGGCAGTTAGTGTAAGCCTTGAGTTTATTCCTTCAGAACTTGAAGAAAATATTTTTTTTACACTCCCACTATTGTATCCCCAGTTTGAAGCAATCACTTCTAATCGTGCTGCTCAGAAAATATCAGCTTTGACTCCAGAAATTTTTGTCGAGGAAGATTTAGCTTTTACTGGAAGTCCAGATATTCCATTCATGCGATTTGTTGATATTTTGAGTCACACTCTTGACGACACACTTTCTGATGTTCGAGGATTTGCTTACCTGGATGTTTTAGAGGGTTTTCGGGAGTCAGACGACGCAACAAAAAGTACTTTAGTTAATACGAGTGTTGCAGACTTTGAAAGCTTGGTGTGGTTGTGTAAATTTTCTGGAACAAGTCCTGTTACCAGATTTGAATCCTCACTCGATTTTATTGGTGAGGCTTTTATTCTTAACTCGAGCCAATTAAACTCTACCGACCTTTTGCGGTTGACTAGTTTTATAGAACTAAACCCTCCTGCTCAAGATATCCAAAAACAAAAAGAGCTTCTTAAATGGGAGCTAGACAATGGATATTACGGAAAAAATGCTGGCACATTGTTGGCTGTACAGGAAGCAGCCAAGCTAATGCTTGTCGGTGAAAAAGAGTTAGTTACAGAATATGATTTTGTCGCAGAGCCGTGGACTATTCATTTATTTAGTCCATGGGACCAAACATTTGGCTCTACTGGAGAAGAGGTGGTTGGTCAGTCATCCGTATTGGTGCAAGAAGCAATTAAAAACGCAAAACCACTAGGGGTTCTAGTTACCCATGAATTGACGGCATCTAATGGATAATGAAGAATTTGTAAGTAATGAACTTCGCATGCAATTTGAGCATCTTATTAAGGATATTCTTCCGTCAAAAATAGTTTCTAATTTTATTATTGTTGCAGAAGTAGCAAACAGTAAAACTAGTGAGTTATCTGTTTCTGTTTCTGATGGAATGACACCCTGGTTGGCGGATGGCATGTTGAAATACGCTGCGGAGATAATTGCTTCCGGAGAATTAAACGACAACTAATTGACAAACTTTAATGACGGTGTAGTGCATTGGGTATAATCTAATTGGGAAAACTAAAAAGTAAAGAGACATTATGACAATTCAAACTTTTACAGCAGGGCAAACACTAACTGCAGATGCACTAAATACGCTTCAGGCCAGCGATTTTAATTTTACCAAAAATGTGCAGTCTGGTACTTCGTACACCCTAGTTCTTTCCGACCTTGGAAAACTTATTGAATTTCAAAACACCGGAAATTCAACTCTTACAATTCCGCCAAACTCTTCTACTGCGTTTACCCTGGGGGACAGGGTAGACATACTTCTTGCATCTGTTGGTTCATTATCAGTTGTGGGTGGTGATGGAGTAACAATAAATGCCGAAGGTAGTCTCACCACCCTTTCAAGTCGGTGGACAAGAGCAACTTTAATAAAAATTGGTACTAATTCGTGGGTGATGACTGGTGGTAGTTCCGCTGTACAGACAGCCGAAATAGACGATGGCGCAGTAACTACGCTCAAACTTGCAGCTGGTGCGGTAACTACCGTAAAACTTGCTGATGATTCTGTCACTTCAGCCAAAATTGTTGACGGAACAATTGTCAATGCAGATATAAACGCTTCAGCCGCCATTGATAAAACCAAGATTTCTGGAACAGCCATAACTGCCGCTGACACTGGCACTGTGACAAGCACGATGATTGCCGATGGTGCAATTCTCAATGCAGATATAAACGCTTCAGCCGCTATTGAGTTAGGCAAACTTGCAGACGCAACAATTGACGAAAAGAGCGCTTCTTATACGCTTACCTTGACTGACAAAAACAAGTTTATTAAAATGAGCATCACCTCAACAGCCAATACAGTGACAGTACCGACAAATGCTTCTGTGGCTTTCCCTATAGGCTCACAAATTCATATCATCCAATATGGAACAGGCAAGACACAAGTAATTCCCGTTTCGGGAACTGTAATCCTTTATGCGACCCCTGGTGCTTACTTGCGAGCACAATACTCGTCGGCGACACTCCTTAAGTGTGACACGAACATTTGGATGCTGATGGGCGATTTGAGTGCATCGTGATTCCAGGCACTACTTCTAGCCAAGGCAAGTTTGTTGATACTCCGACATCGGTAACGGCTTCAGCAAGTGATGCACAAGCAACTGTTTCGTTTGCTTTGCCTGCCTATGACGGCAAGGGTGTTGCAACGTATGTAGCAACATCGAGCCCAGGTAGCATAACTGGCTCTGGTGCTGGTTCGCCAATAACTATAACTGGATTGATTAACGGTACTTCCTACACTTTTACCGTTTCGACAGTGAGCGGTTACGGAGCAAGCGCCACGTCGGCTGCTTCTGCTGCTGTGACGCCCGTCGCACCGCCGTACTTCCCGCCATACTTCCCGCCATACTTCCCGCCATACTTCCCTGTTACCCCATACTTCCCGCCATACTTCCCTGTTACCCCGTACTTCCCGCCGTACTTCCCTGTTACCCCGTACTTCCCTTCGACGCCATGTACGGGCTGCGTAAACACATCACAAGGCCTGGCGCCGAACACGTCTTGCGCCAACTCCGTAAGTCCTCCAAGCGGCGGATGCGGCGGTTGGTACCAATTCCGCACTTGCACCCCTTCGGGTTGCTCTCCTTGTAGCGACTGTGGAGCGATACTGTTATACTGCTCTGGACCAGCCTGCGTATAATAATCGAGGAGAACCATGAGCGATACACCTTTAAATCCGTTTGAAAATCCAGAAGAGTACGAATTTTTTGCTTTTGTTGTTGACGGTGAAGTAACATTAAAAATTCCTCTTCACAACTCATTCGAGGGCATGGTTGCCGCAATGTCATCTGACCCCAAAGTAGTAAAACTGTCCAGCCCAGATAAGCTTTCCGTAATAGACGGATGGACATACGATGGCGAAAATTTCTCGCCACCAGCAGAGTGATTCACAGATGACCAACGCTTGGCAAGAATATAAAAAAAAATTAGGAACGACTCGACCATGGGATGTCGTTAAACCGAACACGGAATACGCAACAGAAGATATTGCGCAAAAAAGATGGTCCATCTGCGAACAATGCCCTAGTCTCCTCAAGGCGACCAACCAGTGCAAGAAGTGCGGTTGCTTTATGAAAATCAAAGTAAAACTCAAGGATGCTGTTTGCCCAATAGAGAAATGGTAGCAATGGACAATTCTGAAAATACGTGGTCATCAATAGACGTTATCGGTCCAGGAATATTCCTATATCACGATGTATTAGTCCCAGATTTGCGGATTATTGAAACTCTGGAAACATATCTTTCGTCCGATTCAAACGGCAATAGTTGGACTCAAGCGATGGTTGGTTTCCAGCAGGTCATGCCTGATTACAGGGATTGTTTTGACTTCAAATGGAAACCCTCAAATTGGGGAAACAAAAAACTTAATGAACAAGAGCAAAAACTTGTTGACATGTATGATGCTGCTCACCACAGGCAGCTACAGGCGGTAAAACATTATTGCTCTACTTTCAACATTGCTGAGCTCCAATACTGGGAGTCAACCAATTTTGTCAAATACGGAATCGGTCAACACTTTGCCCAACATGTCGACCATGGCTATTCATATAACTGCACAGTCTCTTTGGTCGGTTGGGCCAATGAGGATTATGAAGGCGGAGAGCTTGAGTTTGGGATGTGGGGTCTAACCGTAAAGCCTAAAACTGGTGATTTGATTATATTTCCATCCAACTACATGTATCCACATAGGTCGATGCCTGTTTTGAGTGGGACAAAGTATTCTCTCGTAACAATGCTTGATTATTCTGACAAATATCACACAAATGAATTCATGCAAAATTTTTACGGCAAGCCAAAAGATAAATATGGTATTGAACAAAAAGACCAAACAGAGCTAAACGAATACGGAATTTAGTTTCATGAACACGATGCCTGACACAAACGACTGGGAGCATGGAGACGAGATATATCAAGTCACCAAAATACTCAATCATCCAAACTATTATCAGGTTGAAAAAAATATTCATGTAATTAAAAACTTCACCACAGAAGAAGAGAGAGATTGGTTTGTATCTCTAGCAGAATCAGCACCAGAGGATTACTGGTGGAGAGACAAACGCGAATGGTGGAACGGAAAGATACTTTATGTTGGCGACGAAAATACAGGAAATAAAAACATCGTAAATGTCATTTCAAGAATAAGAGACTTGTTTGATGACGAAAAAGAAGAAAAATGGCAATTCGGTGGAATGATTAGTGTCCATAGAATGCGGACCGGCGAATCAATGTTCGTTCATGCGGACAACCCATCTGGCACAAACGGCCTCACAAACTATGTCCAATTTGGTATGGGAATATATCATTCGCAGTTCAACGGTGGCGAAATCTACTACGAACACCTCGATATTGCCTACAAGCCAGAACCTGGGGATTTGCTTATGCACCCAGGTATAACAAAGTACACACACAGAACGCTTCCAGTGCTACCCGGACCAACCAGATACCTGTCCACTACGTTTGCTTTTGACCCGGCAGTCAAGAGGCTCAGAGAACAGAACATGGTGTACGAAAATCAAAAAACCGGGATAGCACAGACAGAAGACCCAATTTTCCTTTATCACAAGGATTAGGTTTCGTCAACATGACCTTTCATCCACATGGATGATTTATTCTCGGCGTCTACCCTGTTGCGCTCTATTTCTGCCCACTCTTCGACACCATGTTTCTTTTCATTCTCGAGCCACTCAGGACTACCCTCGTAGTCGTAGCCCCAAAACATCCTTATAAAGTACTTATCTATTTCCATGGTTTTATGGACGCCATGAAAGTATGGAGGGTGTGATGGGAAAACAAGCGCATCTCCAGCTACTGGCTTATACTTGAAAAAATCGAAATCTGATTCGTTTTTGAAAATCTTGAATGATAGCTCTCCTCCGCTATATTCATCGTTCAAGTAGACATTGCATGTTATCGCGTGCTTGAAACCCCTGCACTCCGTTTGAGACATTATGAAATCGGTGTGGTATTGCATAGCCAAAAACTCGTCTTTTGTTTTTGCTAGATGTGAGTGCATCGTTGGTGTGCCATGAATCCAATTAGGTATTTCAATTGAATTTGACTCAATATAGTCAGCGGTAGATGCATAAAAAGCATTTGACGCCATATCAACTAGCGGGTTGTTGATATTGGCAAATCTATCGCCCCACTCACTTGAGGTCGGAAATTGTTCAAAGATTAAGTGGGGGTATCCGTTTATCATGCTCTGATGACCGAGCGTGTACCAATCCGTCCAGGCTGTTGCATGCTCTGTTGACGTCTTTGCAATTTCAAGAAACTTCTCATGTTCCGGAATCGCATCATGATAGACCACGACTTTTGGGTATATTTCTTCACGAATCATGAATAAATACTAACACCCACCAAGATGTATTATTGACATATGAGCGGCGAACACCAAGAACAAGCGAATCAAGATACCTCTAAATACACGATTTTCGTAGCTGTTACTGGATTTGACGAAGAGTATATGGAGTCTACGATATCGTCAGCAATCGAAAATGCACAATACCCCCAAAGGGTATTTTTTGGCGTTAACAATATTTCTTCAAATGGCTGTTTTCAGAACATCATTGAACCTAGCAAGAACATCAGGGTTATGCAAAGCGTTGTAGCTCAACCCCGCGGATGGGGAATAGACAGATGCAGTGCCGACGCATTCTGGAACGGCGAAGACTTCTACCTTCAAATAGACGGTCATATGATTTTTGAAAAATTTTGGGATTCTATTCTTATTCTCGATTGGTTGAAAATAAAGGAGAGCCTCGGAGTGCAAAAACCAATAATCTCTAATCATGCTCCGCAGTGGTGGATTGGCGAGAGTGGAGAAATAATGGGATACGAGAAAGGCCGCATCCAATGCTGTCCTGTATACATACCGACGATTGGGGAGTTGAGCAAAACATGGTCGGAGCCGCTATATGTTATTGATGGGGAAAGGGAGGTTTGTGGTGAACAAATCACAGAGCACTATGTAATCGCTGGGCATTTTATGTTTACTTCATCCAGGTGGCTTCACGAGATTGGCCATGACCCAAGGGCAATATTCATCGGAGACCAAAGCATGATTGTACTTAGGTCAATGACAAGGGGGTATAGGGTGTTCTCTACTGGCCACACATACATTTGGCACTTATCAAAACAATTAACGAAACAACAAATAGAACGAAAAGAATGGCGAGAGCTAATTAACACTCAATACGTAGCGAGTGATTGCGTGCAAAAATCAGAGAGAGAGCGAGTTCGGCAATATTTAACTGGAGAAAAATTTGACGACTATGGTGCTCTGGACAAAAAATCGCTTGAAGAATATCAGGCCAAAATTGGACTTGACTTTAAGCAGATATATAAAATGATTGACGAGTTGTAGCGATTAGCCGCCCAACCCCAAATCGTGCAGTTTATTTGGTGGCATCAAGTCGTAGACCATATATTTTCCTCCTTTGACGGAGTCATATAAATTATTCATCCATGCTTCTGCTTTGAATCTGTTTTCCATAGACGGATATTCCATATCTTTTATAAAAGCAAGATTAGACCACCAAAAATTACCAGCAAAAAATCCACAATGGCGTTTAATATTGGGGTTCGTTTCAACGGGTTCAAGGTTTTCCCCGTTGTCGACGAATGGTTCTTCAGGTGAACCTCTTAGGAAAAATAAACCGGTTGCACAGAACCCACTGGACAGCAGGTCGACGTTCCTCGACCATCCATCAATCAAATTTTCGTTCATTATTTGCCTATGCAAATTCCGTTCATTGCTTTGATGAAAGGCTCCTTTTGTGTGCGTGTAGAGCACATATCCGTCGTTGTTTAGTGAGAACTCGTATAATTTGTTTAGCGTTACCTGTTCCCATCCATCTTTACTGATGTCGCAGATTTCATGCTCTATTCCTTTTGCCTCGAATATCTCAGAAATTTTTTTAGCGTTGTTTTCGCTACCAACAATACCTATGTAGGTTTTGCTGAGTTTTAATGCAAGACCGGATGAGTACAGACTATTTACATGCTCATTGACTATCGAAGTCCAAACTTCTTCCTCGATATCTTCGTGAGCGCAGGCGTGATAAAAGTGCCATAGCTTCATTTTTGGATTATATCACCTGCAATTTAACCATCTTTAGGCAAATGGTTAAATCAACTATAAGAACTGTAAGAAAAGTTCACTAAATAAGAAAGATTTCAGCAGTTCAAAGATACCCTTATCCACACACAGACCGCAAAAGTTTTTTCCGATACTTGCGGATTCATAAAATCTGTATCTGGTGGTTTCATATTCACTATGGGTCAGTTCGCTGACATTAAACCAAATCCAAAGATTGCTTTCTGGGGGGAAGAACCACTAATCGCCGCAAGAGCATTCACTCATGGGTTTGACTTAGTTATGCCATTCTCTCATATTTTATGCCACCTGTACCATTCTCAACAAACGTTCGCCAAGGTGCGTCGTCACCACATCTGGGCTGACTTTCCAGAAATGTGGGGAGTGATGGACGCTGAATCTAAACAAGAATATAAAAGAATATTTAGTGAGCGAATAGTTGGCGAAGGTGCGCTTGGCACAGAACGAACATTGGATGAGTACGAGGAATTTTCTGGTCTGAACTTTTCGAATGGAACAATTTCTGATTAACTAATTGACAATCGCGTTCTGTATCGTTGTAGGGAAGAATTCGATATCCGCAATCAGGCAGCGCCACCGCACAGGCCCACCATTGGGCCCTGTAAGGCTCTCAGAACGCCCAAAACACCAAGTGCAGCCATTGTTGAGAGCCACAAAACTAGTGACTAATACGACGTTCCTAGTGCGCGCATTATGCAACTACCAAACTTCCTGAAGCGGTAAAGGTTCTAATTGTGTATACGCCAGAAGTTGTTGTAGTGCCACCAGTGATAGTTGTTCCCACGGCATTGGCGGTTAAATAACGAACTATTACTACCCCTAGACCACCAGCAGTACCACCAGATGAATCTCCGCCGCCAACGAGAAGTATTTTGTATTCTGGGACCCCAAGACTTCTAATGTTTTGAACAATTTTGGAGAGTCTATTTTTATCTTCGTAGACAGTGATTATCCCAAAGGTCCAGGGAATATCATGCATTATCTTTACCTTTTAGTATCGAGCGGTAAACATGGTCCCATTCTGCGCCACGCTTTTCCATAGTAAAAAAATTTTTGACATTCTCAAGATTCTCCTCAATCTCATCTTTGCGCATACTTGGGTCCATGAGTTCGGACAAATGGTATTCCCACTCACTCTTGTTCCGGGCGACACGGCCAACACCACACTGGGCCAAGAGTTCGTATTCTGGCGACCAAGATGAAATAAACGGAACTCCAGCGGCGACATACTCAAGTCCCTTAATGAAAGACTTTGCGTAATTGAATTGCACATTATTGAGTGGAACAATTCCAATGTCAATCGGAGCAAACAGTTTTGGATAGTCGAGAATCGGAGCCAATGGCATGGTTGTCGTGCTGTCTGCACTAATTCCAAGTTGGTCTGCGGCGTGGGCGGCATTTGTTTGAAGATGCCCAGAGTGGTGGAATTTGAGCCCATTGCTATTTATAAAAGAACCGACCGAATCTGCCACCGACTCGAGGTCGCTTGAACGCCACGGTGTAGCGCCCACCCAGCCAATTGTTGGCTTATTGACAAAATTGACTGGTCTTTGCTTCCATCTTTCAAGGTCTATCCCATTGCGCACCATGAACACATTTTTGTTCATTTTTGAGTAGTACTCACCGAGGAATGGAGTTGAAACTACAATGGCATCAGCAAGTGAAATTATTTTATTATAAATATCCCTATTGTTCTCTGGGCTTTTCTCTGGGTCTGTAGCTTCATAGGCTCGGTTCGTCTTTTCTAGCCCATCGTGCCAATCGTCAATATCTACAACAATAATCTGGCCCATTGCCTTTGCTTTTACCATCTCTTCAAGGACCCGCTTATGCATAATTAGTTTAAAAACAATTATGTCCCAGCCGTGAATTGCTTTTTCATCTTCAATCATTAGCCCAAAGCCAAGTGATTCATTGAATCCAGGGAAGCTCATACCAGTTCCCCACTGGTATTTCTTTAGTTCTCTCGACGGCAACAGGCAGCGGTACCAGCCACATCCGTTTGGCTGAAGTGGCTTGGTTCCCCATGACCAGTCAAATGTCAAAAATGCAATATTTGGATTCTTTTCCATTATCCTGTTTTACCAATCATAATAATTCAGCGCCTTCATTGTATTAAAGATGTTCGCGGAGTGTTGATTTTTACTGTAGCATTCAGATTGCTGAATAGATGGCCAAATCACAAATGGGGATTACGTAAATGAAAAAGTACGCATTCATGGCAGGACTACCTCGTTCCGGAAGCACACTCTTGGCTTCAATACTAAATCAGAACCCAGCGGTCCACTCAAGCCCCAATTCGCCGATGTGCGGAATGATGTGGCATCTAGAACAGAGCATTGTTGTGAGCGAGCCGTGGACCGCATACCCAAAGCCAGATGTTTTGCCTGGAATGATTCGTGGAGTGCTTGAGTCGTTTTATTCAGACACCGATTGCAGTCTGGTAATTGACAAAAACCGTGAATGGTCAATGCCTCAGAACTTTGAATTGCTTCAGCGCAATATGCCATATGAGCCAAAAATTATTATTACTGTCCGCTCAATCATTGAGGTCTTGGCATCCTTTATCAATCTTGTTCATCAGAACGAGGGCAGGGTTTCGTTCATTGACAAAGAGATTGAAGCACATAAAAACATTCACTTCTACAAGCAGCCAGACGAGACTCGTTGTGAGAGTTTGATGCGTCCACAGGGTCCGATTGATAATGCTTTATACGGCATCATGTTTGCTTGCCGGCCAGAAAACCGTAGGTTCTTTCACTTCGTTGAATATGACGACCTAACGCAAAAGACAGAAGAAACCATTAACGGAATCTACGAGTTTTTGGGTCTTGAAAAGTTTGAACACAACTACTCCGCAATTGAGAATAATTTCCACGAAAACGACGCCATCTATGGATTGAAAGGAATGCACGACGTTGGACAGAACATTGTAAGAAGTAAGGTGGACATTGCAAAAGTTCTACCTCAATCAGTTCTGTTTCAGTATGCAAACATGGAGTTCTGGAGAAACCGTGACCTCTAAGAAAATTGATGTTGT